GTTTGCCAATTCACCCAACCCAGAACAAAGTGACTTTGATTTCAGCGGTGGTGATGCTGTGTTAGACAAACTGTTTACAGAAAATGGATTCCAATTCAAATTTCTAGACGGCAAGTACTACTTTGAAAGCAATCAAGAAGTAGAACGTGCTAGAGACATTATTGCTGCCTACAATCCCAAAATGAAATTCCCGCCCATGGCTGTTTATAATTATGGCTACGGCACATATGGCAGTACCACAAACGATTACGAAACTGGTACTTACAGTTCTTTGGGCATGGAAGAAAGCACAGAGCAAGGTGTGGCGGAAGGCATGTTTGGATTAAGCGATAAAGAAAAAGGCAGCATTATGAATGTTGTCGAGAAACTAAGCGATATTCCAGGTATGTGGGATCATAAAGCACAGACATTTACTGACCAAGGTATGGAAAAACTTGAGTCAGTCTTAAAGAATAACAAAAAATACATCAAGTATGCAGTTAACCTGACAGCAGATGATTTTGAAGCAGATTTAGAAGAGTCCAAAGATTTAGATTCGATCAAACGTTTGGCAGGTTTAGCCAAATAATTTGACGTTGCTCAAAAAGCGCAGTAAACTACTGCTGTGCTTAAGAAAAAATCTACTTTTCCAGTTGACAGACTAAATACATTTGTTATACACTTGCAAGGTGCAGTTGTATATCTAGGCACAACAAAGACCATCTTAAATAAAAAGGAACATTATCATGGCAACATCTTTAGCAGAAATTAGAGCAAAGCTCGCAAGTCAAGAAAACCGCGGTAGCGGTAACACAATGGGCGGTGACAATGGCATTTATGCACATTGGAACATTCAAGAAGGTACTACAGCCCGAGTACGTTTCCTCCCCGACGCAAACACCAAAAACACTTTCTTTTGGGTTGAACGACTAATGATCCGTTTGCCTTTTGCAGGCGTTAAAGGTCAGGTAGACAGCAAACCCACAGTGGTACAGGTACCCTGTGTAGAAATGTATGGTGACGCCTGTCCGGTTTTGGCAGAAGTACGTACTTGGTTTAAAGACCCCAGTTTGGAAGACATGGGACGTAAGTATTGGAAAAAGAAAAGTTATCTTTTCCAAGGCTTTGTCCGTGACAATCCAATGGCAGAAGACAAGACTCCGGAAAATCCAATCCGTCGTTTTGTTATCAGTCCGCAGATTTTTAACTTGGTTAAAAACGCACTGATGGATCCGGAACTGGAAAACTTGCCCACTGACTACGAAGGCGGATTAGACTTTAACATCAAGAAAACTAGCAAAGGTGGTTATGCTGATTACAGCACCAGTACATGGGCTCGTAAAGAGTCTGCACTAACGCAAGATGAATTGCAAGCAATTGAACAGTATGGACTATACAACTTGGGAGACTTCTTACCCAAGAAACCCAGCGACGCAGAGTTGAAGATCATCAAAGAAATGTTTGAAGCCAGTGTTAATGGCGAAGCATATGATGCAGAACGCTGGGGTGCATACTACAAGCCTGCAGGGTTCCAAACTTCCACAGCAGACAGTGCACCACGTACCGAAAGTGCTCCTGCACCTGCACCTCGTCCTGCGCCTGTAGTAGAAGATGTAGAAGAAGAAGCAAGTGAGCCAGTCGCATCGGCTCCAGTTGAAGCCAAACCCTCCAGCCAACGTGCTGAAGATATTTTGGCAATGATTCGTAACCGTCAAAAGTGATTTAGTAGTCGCTTGTGTCAATTCAGTAGGGGAGACGGTCCCCTACTTTTTATATCTATGAATCATTCCCCGTTTATTATTACTCGATTCACACACGGATCTGCTGGTAAATTTTTAAGTACTTTATTGCAAACAAGTGATTCTGTTGATCACTGGTCTGAAACAATTCAAAAAAATAAAACTAATAGAGTGCTGACTCATGGCATTACACTTGAATATGTTCGAAGAAGTTTTCCAGAAAATCATTCTTTACATTTGCGAAATGAACCGATGGTTCCTTACAATACAGAATTGTACAGTGCAGGCTTTGAAAGAGGAAATAATGTATCATATGAGGACTATATAAATTATGCAGTTGTAAATAATGATACTCGTTGTTTAGGATCGATAAAGAATAATTTATTTTTAAATATTATTTTTCATAAACCTATTATCCCTAATTTTTGTCATGGTGCAAAGGTTATTACTATTTTAACAACATCTGAGTATGAACAAACGTGGGTTAAACGTGCGTTGCAACAAAAACATTTTTTAGAAACTGAGGATTCTATCCTATACATTCCGAATTCGCCTATGCACTGTAATTTTTCATCTTTGCCTGTTGTGTTACAATATCAAAATAAATTTAAGTTTAGTAAATCTGAAAAACAATTGTTAATCGATACAATAAATTCTAGTTATAAAAACCGAGATTGGTACACAAATTCTAACAGGTTCTCCGAATTTGACAAGTCATTGAATTTAGATAATCAATTTATAGATTTGTCTGATATATTAAACATAGAAAAATTAATACCAAAGTTAAGTTTTATTTTTAATTATTTTAAACTAGGTAAAATTGATGAAAAATTAATTAGAGACATGCATAAAATTTATTCTAAACATCATGAAACTTTTCGCTAAAGATTATTCAAACATTTTGAATAATAAAATTGATTTTAGTAGCCATACTGTACAGTTAGTAGATCATTTGGGGGGATTTGACAAAAATAATGAAAATTTAATATTGAATTATTTAAATGATTGTAATATCAAGAATAAATTTAAAATTATGTACATAACCGATGACTTTAATGAAAGGTATCGGAATTTAGATATAAATTTTTCTGTAGATTTACAAAATAGATTGAATCTTCGACATTTTAAAAAATACAAAAATCACCCGGCAGTAAAAATTGAAAATTTTTTATGTAGTTTTAACGGTTCAGACCATGTAAGCAGACGACTACTAACGGCTATTCTTTATAAATTTGGATATTTTAAAAAAAACTATTGTAGTAAAAATTTTGTTTACTCATTAGATCAACTAGAAGGCTATATATTTGGTTATTGCAAAGACCGCGAACAATTTTATAGAAAGTTTTTTTTATCCGAAAGTTTTGATACTTTCAATGAAACAATCTATTCTTTCGGTCACATACGGTACGATCATAGAAATAACATCTATAATTTAGAAAATAAACTAACTAAAAGTTTTATTCATATAGTAAGCGAAACATTGGCTACAAGTTATTATCCGTTTGTAACTGAAAAATTTTTGTATAGCATCGTTACTAGAGGATTGTTTTTATCATATGCACAACCAGATTGGCACCGACACATAGAAAAATATTATGGGTTTAAATTATACACAAAATTATTTGATTATAGATTTGACAGTATAAAAAACCCAGTAGAAAGATTGGTCGAATTAGTGACTATGATTTCGAAATTTTCAAAACTAAACAATGATGAACTGTATGATATGTATTTGATGGAGTTAGATACTATAGAATTCAACTATGATCATTATTTTAGTGGTCGTTACTTGGAACAATTAAAACAGCATACCAACACATTTATTTGATCAAAGTACAATATTTGACAAAAAAACTTTTTTAAATGAAATCAAAAAATTATATTCTTTATTAGATTTGGATGATTTTAATGAAGAGGCTACTAGCATTTTTTATACAAAGTATGCTATACTACACAACATATAAGGAACTATCATGGCAAAACCATTTGACGTAAGCAAATTTAGAAAAACAATCACAAAAAGTATTGACGGTATCAGTATTGGATTTAGGGATCCAGATACTTGGGTTAGTACAGGTAACTATGCTCTCAACTATTTGATTAGCGGACAGTTTGACCGAGGAGTGCCAATTGGCAAAGTTACAGTATTTGCAGGTGAGTCAGGTGCAGGCAAAAGTTTTATCTGTAGTGGTAACTTGATTCGCAACGCACAGGAGCAGGGTATCTATGTTATCTTAGTTGACACTGAAAACGCCTTGGATGAGAAATGGCTGCATGCACTTAATGTAGATACGTCAGAAGCAAAATTATTAAAACTAAACTTAGCAATGATTGATGATGTTGCTAAACTAGTAACTGATTTCGTTAAAGAATATAAGACCTTGCCAGAAGATGATCGTCCCAAGGTATTGTTTGTATTAGATTCATTGGGCATGATGTTGACACCAACTGATGTTAATCAGTTCGAATCAGGTGATCTAAAAGGCGACATGGGCCGTAAGCCTAAGGCACTAACAGCATTAGTGCGTAACTGCGTGAACATGTTTGGTGACTTGAACATTGGTTTAGTAGCAACTAACCACACCTATGCCAGTCAAGATATGTTCGACCCAGACGACAAGATCTCAGGCGGACAAGGCTTTATCTACGCAAGTAGTATTGTAGTTGCCATGCGTAAACTCAAACTCAAAGAGGACGAAGACGGCAATAAAGTGTCAGAAGTTAAAGGTATTCGTGCTGCCTGTAAAATTATGAAAACACGTTATGCCAAGCCTTTTGAAAGCGTACAGGTAAAAATTCCTTACGAAACAGGCATGAATCCCTACAGTGGGCTAGTTGATCTGTTTGAAAGCAAGAGTTTGTTGGAAAAAGAAGGCAATCGGCTTAAATATGTCTTAGCAAATGGTACTGAAATCAAACAATTCCGTAAGGCTTGGGAAAAGAACGAAGACGGGTGTTTAGATCAAGTTATGGAAGATGTAGTTAAAAATCCGCATAAAGATCGAGGACAGGCCATTTCTCTTGAAGAGGAAACTACTAATGACGATTGATGTTGAAGTTTTGACAGAAACTTATTCAACCCTTAAACAATATATTCCACAAAAAGACAGGCAAGAAGCCAGCGATACTCTTATGAGTATCCTGGTAGACTATCTTGGCGACACTGAAATTAAAGAGTTCAGTGGCATTGACGCATATACAAAACGTAGTTACGATGAGTATGCAGGTCAGTTTGATGACGATGAGGAATACGAAGACTACGAAGACTAACCATGTGGTATAATCGAGTGGTTCAAGACTTGGGTAACATACCTGAGTTTATTAATTTTTACGAAAACGAATTACAAGAAGCCAAGTACGACTGCGGTGTCAAAGGACATTTGGAACGTAACATTGCAAACTTACCTGGTATTACTGAACACAGGTTCAATCAACTGCAAGAAATAGAAGCAGTGTTAAACTTTCTTAACATACAGTTACGCAAAATTCGCAAAAAGCATTTTCAAAAGTATCTTGAAAACTATGCAAGAGCATTAAGCAGTCGCGATGCTGAAAAGTATGTTGACGGTGAAGATGAAGTTATTGACTTTGAAACTATTATCAACGAAGTAGCACTTGTTAGAAACAAATGGCTTGGCCTAATGAAAGGCCTTGAAAGCAAAAACTTTATGTTAGGACACGTTAGTAGGCTAAGAACAGCCGGTATGGAGGACATTACACTATGATAAGTACTGATACCATGCAAGAAAAGGTAGTTTTAGTTACCGGAGGCTTTGATCCTTTACATTCCGGACACATAGAATACTTTAAGGCCGCCCGTGCTTTAGGTACTAAATTGATTGTGGGTGTAAACAGTGATCAATGGTTGGTGCGTAAAAAAGGACGACCATTTATGCTACAGGAAGAACGCATTTTAATTATCAGTGCGTTGGCATGTGTAGATGAAGTCTTGGTCTATGACGATGAAGATGACAGCAGCATAGATGCTATCCGACGCACATTAAAAAAATACCCTGCACATGAGATTGTTTTTGCCAATGGTGGCGACCGTACCAAAAGCAATATACCCGAAATGGCTATTGTAGATCCAAGAGTGGAATTTGTGTTTGGCGTTGGTGGCACAGATAAAATGAATTCCAGTAGTTGGATCTTAATGGACTGGAAAAGTCCCAAAGTAGAACGCAATTGGGGTTACTATAGAACTATCTATGAGCCTAACAAGCACGTTAAAGTAAAAGAACTTACTGTAATGCCTGGAGAACGTTTAAGTATGCAACGACATCAGGATCGTGCAGAACATTGGTTTGTGGCAGAAGGCACTGCTACAGTATATACTGTAAACCGCAGTTCAGACTATGAGTTGTTGGGTGAGTTTCACGAACATCAAGCACTACACATCAGTCGTACTCAATGGCATCAATTGTGTAATGAAGGCGAAGTTCCGTTAAGGGTTGTCGAAATACAGTACGGTGAACGCTGTGAGGAAGAAGACATAGAGCGCAAACAAAAGGGGCAGTAATTGCCCCTTTTTGTTATTAGACGTACCAGTTTGACCTAGACTGATCAACTCTGGCTTGAGCTAGTTTTTCGCACCAGTTGAAGAACCAAGATTTAAATGCGGCCATGTTGTGTGCCTCCATAGTTACGCATGTCAAATTCACGCATTAGTCGTTCAATATCTGCCACAGTCTGTGGTGCACGGCTAGAAATATAGTGGTCCATTTGACTTTGGTAAGTCGCAGTTTTTACGCCAAGCTTTTGTAAAGCCTGCTTAATTTTTTTCATCATTTTGTGATTGTCCTTATATTAAAAATCTAAAATTTTGTATGCTTCACGTGCATCAACTCCGCACTCAGGACAGTTGGCATACTTTGGTAAGTCATCAAACTTGCCCATTGTTTCTTCGTCGTGAACGTGTCCGCATATCTCGCAAACATATTGGTTCATTTTTGGTGTTCCTATATATTAGTAGAAACTATATCAGTGTTTCTACTGAGTATTTAGCTCAGTGTTTCTACTAATATAAGATATGATTATTCATTCTCCCTGTTCATTAATAAATATATTATTACTATACCAAGAAATATGAGATACCAAGAATTCCTTACAGAAGCAGTTCAAAAAGACCAAGTAGTTGCTGCATTAAAAAGTGCGGGTTTTGAAGACGTTAGAATTAAAGGCAATCTAATTGCAGTTCTAGTTCAAATCCCAGCAAAGCAGAAAAAAGATGCGTTCAGAGTAGCACTATTACAAGACATTGAACGTGTCATGCAACAGGCATTTCCAGAAGATGGCGCTAAAATTGTGCAAGCTCAACGTTTAAAAAGCAGCATCGGCGGTGTTGTGTTTGATGCCAGTCCTATTGGTATTTTAGTTAAGGATATTGGTGCTCAGGGTGATCAAAGTGCCGGTGTTGCTAACGAAATTGAGTTGGCCAGTATGATTGAAAGTGTAATTCAAAAGTACGGTAATGCTAATGTTACATTTGTTGATCCAAGAGGTAAGGAACTTACACTTCAAAACTGCTCAGAAGTACAAATAGCAGGACGCGATACCAAAGGCAGAAAAAAAGCAGACGTGGTACTACGTAGCGAATCTGGTGATTTGCCCATCAGTATTAAGAAATTAAATGCAGATGCTTGGGAAAGTGCCGATAAACTGTTTGGTGGTAAGGCCAGTGCAGTATTGCAAAATCTTCAGGATCAGGGTGTTATCAAACTTAAGCAAAGCAAAGATGATGAAGGCAACACAATCTACAGTTTAGATAAAGAAATTGTAGTAGAGCCTACTGAAGAAGAAAGCATGCAGGCAATATTTGGCAGTGATATCAATCCTGAAGGTGGTGTGGTAATTCAGACTTTCAAACCTGAGCACTTTAGACAAGATGGCAATAATGTATTTGTACAGTGCCATGCAATTATCAAAGAAAAAGCAGATATTCCAGAAAGCCACATGATGGTATGGTTAATTAGAAACGACAGAACTAGGAAAAATCCGCTACCAGGCCTGCGTACACTGGGTGTAACACTGAAACGTGGTATTGGCGCTCGGGGTGACAAACCTGTTATTTTGGTTGACCGATCTGGTAATGTATTAAGGAGATAAAAAATGTGGAAATCTACAGCAACCGTTACTAGTAGCACAGGATGGACATTAGAGCAAATTGCCGTCGCTGTTCAACTATTTGAAAAAGAATTAAACAATGGAAATATTGCAGAACCACCCCTGCCAGATGAACAAATAGGGTCTTTCGATGAAAGTGGATCTCAGTTTATAAGGTATTACCAAACCGAGGCAGATGCAAATTATTGGATAAATTTATTTGAAACAACAGTGACTGACCATCCAACATACACTTGGGTCCTTGAAGAAGTGTCTGAGTAATGTTATCTGCAGTTAACTGTTGACATAAAATCCCCGTTACTATATAATAAGTCTATTGCGCTTGTAGCTCAGTTGGTTAGAGCAGTGGACTCATAATCCATTGGTCGCGGGTTCGAGTCCCTCCGAGCGCACCAGGTTAACATGCCCGGATGGCGAAATCGGTAGACGCCTCAGACTTAAAATCTGATATCCGCATGGGTGTGCCGGTTCGAGTCCGGCTCCGGGCACCACGAGATTATTATGAGTTTAGGTTCATTATACCTTTTGATTCAGTTCTTTAATAAACAAGAAATTTGTTTTTGGGACATTCACCAAGATTAATTTTGGATAAGTACAGTACTTCAAGGAGAACTGTATGGCAGCAAAATCGAAATTAGGTGAAAAACCCCAAGTCAAATTAAAAATTGAAAAGCGTACCAGTCAAGGTGGCAAAGTCAAACGCTCGAGCATGAACAAAGGTCGAAAGCGTGGTTTTAAAGCATACCGTGGTCAGGGACGCTAAGTAAACACGTTCCCTGGTAGCTCAGTAGGTAGTAGCAACGGACTGTTAATCCGTGTGTCGTTGGTTCGAGCCCAACCCGGGGAGCCATTATTTCTTGACAACTGTAGTTTTTGCATATATAATACAGACATAGAGAGATAGGCCGTCTTAGCTCAGCAGGTAGAGCAACGGATTTGTAACCCGTAGGTCGCCAGTTCGATTCCGGCAGACGGCACCATATTAAAGCATATCTAGTCGTATGTTGAGCCTATTAGGCCTACAAAGGTGTACGATGAAATTGCTGTGTTGTAGTGGCATGGTATGCTTTAATATGGTAAATGCCCCTTTGGCGTAATTGGTAGCCGCGCTGGATTTAGGTTCCAGTACCGAGAGGTGTGAGGGTTCGAGTCCCTTGGGGGGCACCATATAGTGTGCAGGATTCGTATAGTGGTAATACCTCAGCCTTCCAAGCTGATGCGAGGAGTTCGATTCTCCTATCCTGCTCCAAGTCGGGGTGTAGCACAGCCTGGTAGTGCGCTTGGTTTGGGACCAAGATGTCGGAGGTTCGAATCCTTTCACCCCGACCATTAAGTTGGATCGTTAGCTCAGATGGTAGAGCGTCGGCTTTACACGCCGAATGTCGGCAGTTCGATCCTGTCACGATCCACCATGCTAAATAATCTACCCTGGGGGATTAGTGAAGTGGGATCACGCCAGATTTGCATTCTGGAATCAGGAGTTCGACTCTCCTATCCTCCACCAATTAATACTTTAGTATTATATTGACAGTAATTCAGATTTCACATACAATACACTTAAGTTGACGCACATTAGAGATAAGACGGTACTGGTTCGAAACGGGACTCCTCGTCTAGTGTGTTTCTTGCACGGTTCGTCTATCGGTTAGGACACTGGCCTTTCACGCCGGTAAGAGGGGTTCGATTCCCCTACCGTGTACCAAACATAGTACGGTGGCAGAGTGGCCCAATGCACGGGACTGCAAATCCCGAAAACCGTCGGTTCAAATCCGACCCGTACTTCCAGAACGTTCCGTGTAGCAACGGATACTCCGACCCGGAGGATGAGAAGTGGTGTAGCAACCACGGGTGGTTCCAGTCCAACCGAACTGGCGCTGGCAATGCGATAACGGTCCCCGTCGGGGAGCGGGTGGAAGGCGTGCGTGATGGTATGCTGTTTAACCGAAAGGTGACAGGGTGCTTGATGCGCTATAATTACCGCCGGGGGATGCAGAGCATTTGTTAACTTAACAAAGGAGAAGATGTATGCAGTTTATTACATTAAATCAAAGGCACCATCTAGGCCGTCGAGGTTTTAAATACGCATTTGTGTTTAAGACCTACTCTCAAGAACGGCCTAGCGAATATGCAATTAGTGAAATGGTAAGGAAAGCAGAAGGCATGGGGTATGATAACACATTCTATGGCAAGAGTCCTGGCAATTGCGAGCGCAGGCCTTACTACGTCGGATTTAACAACGAAACAACTGCAACATTGGTACAATTGCAGTTATGATAAAAGGAGAAAGCAATGAAGCCAAAACAAATCGCTAGGCAACGTAACCGCTTCGTTGCTTTGGCATTAATGAGAAAAGCGGGCGCACATCGCAAGTCTAACAAGGCCTTGCGTAGACAACACAAAGCGTCCTTAGATCAGTCGGTAGAGCAGTAGACCATATAAAAACACATCGTCCTAGAAGCAGTGAGATGAAGACACAATAGGCTCACAAGGGGTGTCACGGTGTGTTTCTATATGGTTTGACAAAAGGTGGTATGTAGTCGTTGTCAATGCGGCGAGGACCGGGATTCCTTTCTCAGCAACACTGAGACCATATTGAAGCACATTGCCCGCCGTGGTAGGGGAATCGCAAACAGATTGATCACTGTTGCCGATGAGTGGTTCGAATCCAACAGTGTGCTTCAATATGGTAATGGAGATGTAGGAAAATTGGTAACCCCAGCGGACTGTAAATCCGCCGCCCGAAAGGCACTGTGTGTTCGACTCACACCGTCTCCACCATATTGAAGCACATTCTAGGCACGATCTTTACTGCAGGTGCCGACGAAAAAGAGACGAGTGTGCTTCAATATGGTCTGTTAGTTAAACGGTTATAATAATGGCCTGTCACGCCGTAGTCAGGGGTTCGACTCCCCTACAGACCGCCAAATAAATTTACATACTGATTATAAATCAGTATAATTACTTTAAAGGAAGGTTGGCAGAGTGGTAATGCACCGGATTGCTAATCCGCCGCTCAGAAATGGGCGCACAGGTTCGAGTCCTGTACCTTCCGCCATATTGCGGGATTAGCTCAGTTGGTAGAGCGAATGCTTGCCAAGCATTAGGTCGTCGGTTCGAACCCGATATCCCGCTCCACTTTAGTTTATAACTTTGATTAATATATATTCTGCTGGTCATGTTTATGGTTTAGAGTTTTTGCCTGAATCTTATGAAATCTTTAATAATTTAGAAAAAATAAAACTAGCACCAGGCGCACGTCTTGCATTTATAAGCAACGCAGATATCTGGTATTCTTTACCAAGAGAATTTTTTGATGTAGTTGTTTTTTGGACAACTGAATCGTTATCTTGGGAAAGAACTCAAAACAAACCCATTGTCCCTTTGTCAGATAAAGATATTATTTTCAGCAGTAGCAAAGGGCCAAACAATGATATGGATCTGCTTTATTGGTATGATTATGTATCTGGGATTTATAAATCAAAGTTTAAAAAATTTTTGCCAAGCCTTGAAATATCAAATCATAAGTTGTTTTGTAGTTTAGGTAAAGCCAGATTGCCAAGGACTTATGCTTATTGTAAATTCCACGAATTAAATCTAATAAAATCTAATCATATAAGTTTTGTTTCACGTAAAATTTATAAAAATATAGAATCCCCTGACAATATGGATTTTGAAGGTCAATCTAAAATGGCAGATTTTGTTGCAAATTCTTCTATTGACCTACAAGAACCTATAAAAATTAATTTCAAAGATGATTGGAATATCAGTAAGAGGCAAAATGATTGGTATACAAAACTTAGAAATACAAACGTAAATGTTTCTGCAATTTTCCCAACTAAAGTGATAAATCAGTCTAGTTTGCTTTTTGTATTTGAAACGGAAATGCATAATTTAGAACACTTTTCAACAGAAAAAACAGTAAAGGCACTTATTAGTGGAAGACCATCTATTATAATTGCATCTCAAGGTTATCTTGATTATGTTAAAAAACTAGGGTTTAAAACATGGGACGGGATTATCGATGAAAAATATTAATATTATTCATGCCATAAAACAAGAATAGACAAAGCAATAAACGAAGCACAACGTTTTTTTTCAACCGATGTACTCGGTAGCAAATGCCTACAAAAACAAATTAAAGACATTGCAGTTTACAATAGGAATCATTTATTTCAAACCGACTGGAAATATAACCAAAAAATTGCTTGGAACAAAATTTTAAAAAAACTGAAAAATAAATAATCAATATTATAAAGGAGAACCACCAAATGGGGGCGCCGCGGTTGCAATTATCATGATAGTTCTTTATAATATTGTAAAGAAATAAGGAGACACACTATGAAGCAAGCAGTATATCGCAATGCTGTAAATCAGCGCGACGAATGGATTTGTGACGATCCTAAAAAGACCAAGTACATAGACGGTGTCCAATATCTTACGGTTCGCCGACCTGACAGTGAACGTCTAGTCCTTATTAGAAAGGACAGTTTAATTCGGGTACAAACCAAGTAACATTAAATATCTTGTATGAGAATTATCGAAGAAGTAAAGTTGGATTTCAAAGACGTACTCTTTGTTCCAAAACGCAGTACTTTGACTAGTAGACGTGAAGTTGACTTAGTTAGGAATTTCGAGTTTAAACACAGCAAATACAAATACAGTGGCATACCCATCATGGCATCAAACATGGATGGAGTTGGCTCATTTGAAATGGCTCGAGCCCTAACTGAACACCAACTGTTTACCTGTGTAGTTAAAAGTAAAGGCTATGCTGACTGGGCTCAGAACTGGCCAGCATTAACCCAAGACACCGTGGCAGTAAGCACAGGTATCACAGAAGCGGACAGTAAGAGGTTAGACATAATCTTACAGCATTGTCCCGACATACAGTTTATCTGTATTGATGTTGCCAACGGTTATCACGAACACTTTGGCGACTTTGTAGAACAAGTCAGGCAACGCTATCCAAACAAAACTATTATTGCTGGTAACGTGGTTACCGCAGACATGACGCAAGAACTTATCATGAGAGGAGCAGACATTGTTAAAGTCGGAATCGGACCGGGATCGGTATGTACAACTAGGTTTCAAACTGGGGTTGGTTACCCGCAACTTAGTGCGATTATTGAGTGCAGTGATGCGGCTCATGGGCTCAATGCCCATATTATTGCTGATGGCGGTTGCACTAGCCCAGGCGATGTGGCTAAAGCATTTGGCGCCGGCGCAGACTTTGTCATGCTTGGGGGCATGTTAGCCGGACACACAGAAGGCGGCGGCGACATTGTTGACGGTAAGATCAAGTTTTATGGCATGAGTTCAGACACTGCTATGGACAAGCATAATGGCGGTGTTGCCAGTTACCGCAGCAGTGAAGGCAAAACTGTTACTATGCCGCACAAAGGTATTGTTGAACACACTGTATTAAACATACTAGGTGGACTACGTAGTACCTGCACTTACGTTGGCGCCGTTAACTTAAAAAATCTCAGTAAGTGTACCACCTTTGCAAGAGTTACACAACAAACAAACGACGTTTATGGAAAACCACAATGAGTTTCAAAGAAGAAATTTTAAAATACAGTAGACAAGATCGGATTGCACCCTTAAGTGATTGGTTCGACAATGCGCTCAGTGAACTAATTGATTTTGATGTTTATCCTTATTCAGATAAACTAGATGAGATAGGTAAGATTCTAGTTAAAAATCTCGTAGCGTATAGAGAAAAATATAACGTCAATGATGTTGTAATTGGTATGAGTGGCGGAGTGGACAGTGCTCTTACTGCGGCCTTGTTTAAACGGGCAGGTTATACTGTATGGGGATTTACACTACCAATTCATCAAAAGCCTGAAGAAACAGAGCGTGGCATGGCAGCATGTCGGGCCTTTGACATTATTCATAAGCAGATTGACTTGACTGAGTCTTACGAATTTATGTTAAAGCAGACTCGACTGTTTGATCCAGAGATCGACAATGAAGAGGCAAAATTACGTCGAGGTAATTTGCGTGTACGTCTACGTATGATGACCTTGTACAACATGGCCAGTGCCGTGCGAGGGTTTGTGGCCAGTACAGACAACTATAGTGAACTGGCTGCAGGTTTTTGGACATTACACGGTGATGTAGGCGACGTTAGTCCTATTCAAAGTCTTAATAAGAGTTGGGAGGTACCTAAACTAGCAGAGATCGCGGGCGTACCTCAAGAAACTGTGTTTGCTACACCTACAGACGGATTAGGTATCAGCAACGGTGATGAAGATCAATTTGGATTTAGTTACTTAGAGTTTGATATTGTTTTACATCGTATTGGACAGACTACTATTACCTCTTCCAACCGACAGGAGATTTTAGAATCACTAGCAGTGCCTGATGAGGACTTAGAAAAAGTAAATCGTATTTTAGATAGAATACAGTCAAGTGCATTTAAGCGAGCAAATCCATTTAACCTATTGCATCCCGCACAGCCCACAAGGTTTCAACAACTAGAAACCATTGACACGGCTGTGTGGAATCCTGTAAAATAAATATTCTATCAACAATATTTTATGATTTACGAAATACGAGATGAACAAGATCCCTACAGTTATCTATTAGCAGAAGATCCAGTAAGGGCACACATTCCATTAGCAGAACGTTTTGGAAAAAATCGCCATGTATTTGCCTTGACTGATGAAAATGTAGTAACTGCTATCGTATGTAGTAAGTTATGTCATGGTGTACCTGCCAGTGAACAGGAATTGTTAGCAGACAACGCAAACAATCCTAACACTATTGTGTTTTATACTATCTGGAGCTATAAATCCGGATCAGGACAACAATTAATAGCAGAAGGTCTTAAAATTGCCAAAGAAGCATTTACTAATGTAGAGCGTTTTGTCACACTAAGTCCTCCGACGGAACTTGCACGCCGCTTTCATTTACGTAATGGTGCCACAGTGTTTAGAGTAAATCAAGATACTGTTAACTACGAGTACAAATAATTATGGTACAAATAAAAAACTATTTGGTAGGGTGTGTTAGGCCAGTAGTAAACTATTGGGGTTATTGGCAGGGAACAGGTCCAAACCCAAATTGGGAAAAAGACTATAAAAGTTATGCTGACATGTATAAAATTAGTCGCCAAAGCGCCAAAAAGTTTCTACAAAGCACTTGGAAAGAAGTAGCATTAAAATCTCCGGTGCTTGATGCACGAATGAATCAAATTGCAACATACTATGCAATTAAAGAAATGTGGCATCAAGAACCATGCAACATATTGTTCATGGGTTCAGACACTATGTTTATTAAGCCAACTGAATTTTTTGGAAAATACCGAGAAATGCGTTTGTTTAATTATACTGATCCTAAATCACACCCAGAGCATACGCACTATCTAAATGATGATATTAGATACTATCCTGCTACTATGGACTCTAGTGTTTGGGAACTGGGCGAACAACTTATGGCCAAATGGTTTAGTCATAAAGAAAGCGATTGGAGTTGGGGGCAACTTCTTCACAATCATCAGATCTGGAGTCAAGGACTGACTCCTGAGCAAATGATAGATCCTACTATGGCTTTTCAGGTAGTAAGTTTAGATGAAAATCATTCAAATTCATTTAATGGGTGTACTTTAGCAGAAGCAAAAGTCTTACATTTTCACGGCAGTAGAAATGCAGGAGAGCGTAATGCAGTAATGTTGGACATTGCAAAACAAATGGACATTGACGTTGATTCAGAATAAAAGATTTTTAATTACAGGTGCAACGGGTTTTATTGGCAGTCATTTAGTAGAATATTTTTCTCAGCACAATAATCAAATTGTCTGCGGTGTAAGGAAAGACACAAAAAATTCGTCACGCCTGAAGCACATTGAAAATTTAGAATTTGTTGAGTATGGTCTTAAAGAACCTTGTAATCATCTAAGATCACAATTACTTAACATAGACTATATTTTGCACGTTGCCGCAAACCCTAGTTCAGAAGCCAGCCTACAAGATCCAATTGGCGCAATATTTGATAATGTGGTGGGTACGGGATATATTTTAGAACTAGCACGAGAATTAAATCTTAAACGATTTGTATATTACAGTACAGCAGAAGTATTTGGTCCAGTCAGATTAGGCAATGACAGCAAAGAAGATGATCCTTACAACTCTAACAATCCATACGGAGCAACTAAAGCCGGAGGTGAAGAACTTGCGGTTGCTTACAGTTCAAGTTTTGGCATACCGACATCAGTAGTCCATCTCAATAACTCGTTTGGTGAAAGATGTCAAAGCACTCGTTTCCCAGTAACCACAATTAAAAAGATATTAAACAACGAAAAACTTGTAATTCATACAGGTGCAGATGGACATATTGGTGGCCGGCGCTGGTATTATGTTAAAGATGTAGCCGAACATACTGATTTTATTTTACAAAATCAAAAAAGCCATTGTGAAAAATGGAATAGTGCTGGTGCTGAATTCATTGATAATTTATCGTTTGCTAAGATGATTGCACAAAGTTTGAAAAAAGAGTTACGTTATGATCTTGTGCCAGTAGACAGACCAGGACATGATGCTTATAATCTAGTCAATCCCGATAAACTTTATCGTGAAGGATATAAGAACACCAGTACCACACAGGAAAAAATAGACAACATGGTAAAATGGTATTTAAATAATACTCAATGGTTGGAAAACGTTCAATGAGTAAGAAGATTGTGTATGTTACAGGTTGCCTGGGATTTATTGGCTACCACGTAACTCGGGCCTGTTTAGAGCAAGGGTGGTATGTTAGAGGAGTTGACAAAGGCACTTATGCAGCCAATTGGAACTTATTACCAGAGTTACAAAAGTATAAAACTTTTACTTTTGAACATAAAGATATCAATGACATTGACAGGATCTATGACAGTGACTATTTTATTAACACTGCTGCCGAAACACACGTAGACAACAGCATTGAAAGTTCAGACGAATTTGTACACAGTAACATCGATGGTGTTCATCATTTGCTCAAATTGATCAATCAAAAGAAACTGCAAAAACCGATATTTTTGCATTTTAGCACTGACGAAGTCTACGGTGATATAGAGCAGGGCAGTCATACAGAACAAGACTTGTTACGTCCTAGCAATCCTTACAGTGCCACCAAGGCCGCTGCCGACATGCTGGTGATGGCCTGGGGCAGAACCCATAATTTGCCTTACATAATTGTACGCCCCACCAATAACTATGGCATAGGCCAGTATGTAGAGAAACTTATACCTAAAACTTGTAAATTTTTTACAATCGGCAAACGAGTTGATCTACACAATAATGGGACTCCTGTTCGTACATGGTTACATGCTTCTGATACTGCTAGTGCAATTATTAAAATTATTGAATCTGGCGTAACTAATGAAATTTATAATATTTCTGGTAATTTAGAATTACAAAACATTGAAGTGGTTAAAAAAGTTTCCAAAATAATGCACAACACCGACGATGTTTCCTCTTATATAGAAGATTCGGTTAGAAAAGGGCAAGATGTTAGGTACAGTATAGATGATTCCAAACTTAAAAAACTTGGATGGCGACCACAGGCAGAGTTTGACACGGAGTTGAAAAAAATAGTAAAATACTACAAGAACAATTTTATTTGGTAATATGGAACACATTCTTAAACAGGTTCGCGAATACGTTGAACAAAAACAATCTAATAAGTCCTGGACTGCAGGTAAAGACTTTGTAAACTATGCAGGCGCACACTATGATGCTGAAGAATACGTAGCAGGTGTAGAAAGTTTGCTTAACGGTTGGTTGGCAATGGGCACGGCAGGTATTGAGTTTGAACGACGGTTTCCTTCACAGTTCGGCAAAACACTGGGTATTGTGACCAACAGTGGATCCAGCAGTAACTTGCTGATGATGGCTTCGCTTACCAGCAAACGTGGTTATAACTTGCCTAAAGGCACAAAAGTTTTGATGCCTATTGCAGGTTTTCCTACTACACTTAATCCTACCCTACAAGTAGGATTCTTACCTCAGTTTGTAGACATTGAATTAGACACATTAAACATTAATTTAGACCAAGTTGAACGTGCATTAGCCAATGATCCAGAAATACGTGTAATTACTTTTGCACACGTCTTGGGTAATCCTCCTAACATGGATCAGTTAATGGATCTTGTGCGTAAACACGATTTAATTTTGTTAGAAGACTGTTGCGATGCACTGGGCAGTACGTGGAACGGTCAACCTCTTGGCAGTTTTGGTTTAATGGCATCATGCAGTTTTTATCCTGCACACCATATGACCATGGGTGAAGGTGGATTTGTTGCTACCAATGATCCACAACAAGAAGTTATATTACGCAGTTTCCGTGAATGGGGCCGCGGTTGTTACTGTGTTGGTCCAGAGGCAAACAAACTGAAATGTGGTACTTGCGGCAAACGATTTAGCGAATGGATTCCTGCCATGCCAGGAGAAATATTTGACCACAAGTATGTTTACGATGAGATTGGTTATAACCTAAAACCCATCGAACTACAATGTGCCATGGGCTTGAAGCAGTTGGACAAATTGCCAGAAATACATCAACTACGCCGCCGCAACTACAAATTGTTACTAGACATTTACAAAAAGCACGAAGAATTTTTTATCTTACCTTATGCACAACCAGGCTCGGATCCATCATGGTTTGCTTTTCCCTTAACAATAAGGCAGGGCGCACCATTTAGTCGTAGTGATATAGTAGACTATTTGGAAGAAAACCTTATACAGACACGCCCGTATTTTGCAGGCAATATTATGCTACAACCTGCGTACAGCCATTTGATGGATCCGAATGTGGCCCGAAACTTAATGCCCAATGCTACACACGCCATGACTCATACTTACTTTCATGGCACCAGTCCTGTGATTACAGAACAGCAAATTCAGTACATTGGAGAAATTGTAGACGGCTTCTTAAGTTTGTTTAAGTAATAATATAGAAATGGTAACAGATGATTAACAACGCTATTGAAGTAAGAGAATATCAAGGAAACTCTTGGTACTGGCCCAAACAAGACGGTATTGATGAAAATTCTTGTTGGGACTATCTTACAAAACGATCAGAAGTTCCTGATAGAATAAGTGAACTAGTAAGCAATAGACAAGTGGTAGTACAAGCAGGTGGTAACTGCGGGTATTATGTTAAACCATATGCAAGAAACTTTCAAACAGTTTACACTTTCGAGCCAGACCCTACTAATTTTCTTTGTTTATGCATGAACGTTCCAGAGATTAACGTTATAAAAATGCAAGGGTGTTTAAGTAACAACCATGCACTATTAGGAATGGAAAATCATAAACTTGGACAAGATGTTGGAGCCGGACACGTAGTTCCGGGAGGAGTTTTCCCCTCATTTAGAATTGACGATTTAGCACTAGAAGAATGCAATCTGATTCATTTAGATATTGAAGGCTTTGAGTTACAAGCATTGCGTGGTGCTGTCGACACTTTAGAAAAATTTAAGCCTGTGGTAGTTGTAGAAATTTTTGAAGACTGGGCTAATAGATACGATAGTAGTTTCATAAAATTAAAATCTTTTTTGTTCAGTTATAATTATGAACTAAAAACTCAAATTGATGGGGATTTAGTTTTTAAACATAAACAAGGATAAACAGTGAGAGTATGTGATTGGATCCCCCAATATCTGCGTTCACAAGGAGTAGAACGTGTTCATGGCTTAATGGGCGGCGGTGCAAGCGGACTCAATGATGGATTTATTAAAGCAGGAATGCCTTATATTTGCTACCATCATGAGCAAGGTGCTGGACATGCTGCCATTGGTGAAACAAAGTTTACTGGCAAAGTCAGTGTAGTAAATCCTACCACCGGTTGTGCTGGTACTAACTGCGCTACCAGCGTGCTTAATGCTTGGCAAGACAGTGTGCCTGTAATCTTTATCAGCGGCAACGTTAGACTTGATGCCTGTAGTGGATATATCAACGAGCAACGTGGTATACAATTACGCAAGTATGGCGTACAAGAACACCACATTGTGGACACGTATGCTACAATGACTAAATGGAGCGTGTTTGTTACAGATGTACGAGATGTTGCTTATACACTAGAACGTGCAATGTGGTTAGCACAGGAAGGCAGACCTGGTCCTGTTTGGATTGACATCCCCAGCGATATACAGAACGCTCCAATGCCAGAAGATGTTAAACATTTCGAACCTCCTGCTAGTGCCAAACTTCCTGTAGACTTCGAGTTTGTAAAAAAATCTATAGAAATGAGCGAACGTCCGCTTATACTTGCGGGCTACGGTATTAGACAGAGCCAAACAGTTGACTTGTTCAATGAATTTATTGAACGATATGAAATACCATTTGCCAGTACGTATGGTGCAAGGGATTATACTCCTGGCAACCACCATTACAGCATGGGCACAGTAGGCATTAAAGGCAGTCGTGCAGGTAACTTTGCAGTACAAAATTGTGATTTATTGTTAATATTAGGTTGCAGTCTTGGCAGTAGTGTAGTAGGATATGATCCTAAACAGTTCAGTCCCTATAGTTACAAGATTATGATAGACATAGACAACAACGAATTGAACAAGGATATTGTGTCAATCGATGCTAGATATCTTTGTGGACTAGAAAAGTTTTTTGGAGCAATGCTATGACAAGAACAGAATGGTTAGCTAAATGCCTACACTGGAAAACTAAATGGCCTGTCATGCAGCCCGAATACCGTGCTGACAATGAAACTAACTCTTTAAACATTTATGCAGTTTTAGATTGGGTTAACAAGCATAGTGATTCAAAACAAGTACTAGTAGGTGATGCTGGTAGCATTAGTTACGCAGGACCTACCGCACTGGAAGCAAAACCGGGACAACGTTTGGTATTCAGTCCTGCACAAGCAGACATGGGCTGGGCAGTACCTGGTGCTATTGGTGTTGAACTAAACAATGGTGCAGGTAGAGGAACAATATGCATTACCGGCGATGGCAGTTTTATGAGTAACTTACAGGAACTGGCTGTAATTAGAGAACATAATCTCAATGTGCAGATTGTTATCCTAAACAACGGCGGCTACCTCAGTATCAAAAATACACAAAGCAAATACTATGAAGGTCGTGTATTTGGAACTAGTGCTGGAAAAGGTCTTTGGTTCCCCGACTTTGCTAAAATAGCAGACTCATTTGGTTTTGAATATTTTCAATTAAAGAGCAAGGACGACTTAGATCGGTTTGCATTTAGAATGAGTAAGACTGGCGGTCCTATTATATGGGACTGTGTTTGCCATATGGATCAAGAAATATTGCCTGCACAAGGATTAAAAGATGGACGTCAGGCAGGCCTACACGACTTGGTACCATTCCTACCAGAAGAAGAACTTAAGTCGGAATTACTTGTAGATTTGTAAATACTGTATGAGTTATACAGACCCTTTTGTAAAAGTCGCATACGACTTAATAATGGAAGGGGAAGAATTAGCAAATTGTGTACTGCCTAATTCAGTAGAAGAATATGTTGTGCTTATGTTTGCCAAAAACTTCCAGCGTACAGACATTGGTGTAAATCCAGTAGCAATACAGATGTTAACGGCTTGTCAGCATAAGGGCACAGACCAATACCAACCAATAGCCGACGAGTGTTTGTTAATCCACAGTTATCCATTAAATCGTAAACGTTGGCCCACAAAAACTTATTATATGGAAATGGGTATGACTGCCTATGGTTTGGCTAATATCGAAATAATGGAGTCAAACTTTGAACCTGCCAGTCGTGTGCTACGCAGAGTGTTCAAAAATTTTGGTTAAACTACAATTTGACACATAATCTATAATATGCTATTATTACACACTCAACTATCCATTGAAGGTGTAATATGTTTGAATCTATCGAAATTCGCAAAGCCGCAAACGGTTTTATTCTTGTAGTTCATACTGAGGATGAAGACAAAGAATTTGTCTATGATACCAGCCGTAAAGCCATGCGAGTAATCAAACAGTATTTGGAAGCAGATCGCCAGGCTGAAGACTAATACTTTAGTACTAATACCTAAGTATTACACCGGGTGTTGCTGAAAAACAACACCTTTTCGGCGTGAAAAACGGTAGTACTAAGGTAGTACTTGCTCGAAATTCCCTATTTCGCTATAATTATGGCATAAGTTAACGAAACAGGAGCAGACAATGACCCAAGTATATGACCAACTCACTGATAGACAAAAGCGTGAAGTTCGTATGTATGGCGTTACCGAAGCAGGTATGCGTGAAGCAGTAGAGTCCAGCATCACTTTTAAGCACTCTGGTCCTGCTATGATGGCGGCAAGTTTGATAAGCGATGCCCAAGAAATGGTTAATACTGAATACGGCGAAGTTGACTATATGCGAGCAGAAGATGCCCGCCAGGCGCTGAATCGTGCCAAGTGGATCTTGTTTGAATATGTTATGGAAAAGTAATACTAAGGTAGTACTTGACGATAATTCGCCATTTTGCTATAATTATGGCATAACGTAACAGAAGTAGGAGCTGACAGTGAGTACATACATCGAGATTGTTGAAGGCACTTATCGCAACCAGAATTGTGCTGGCATGCAGTTTGAACTGGTTAAACAGTTTGAGCGTGGTGCTAAGAAAAGTTTTGTAACAGTCAAAAATCAAGGTCAGTTTCCTGGCTGTCCTGAGAGCATTCGCATTGCCTGCGAAGGTCCAATGAGTTATCAATTTGTAGGAGATGCACCTGTGCAGAGTGAAGTAAAAGATCCTACCGTTCAAGAAACGGATGAGGAAGCAATCAGTCGCATCCGTGAGCGATTTGAAATCCTTACGGAGATGACCAAGGCGGCTACCACTGGTAGCATTCGTGCTATGATTGTCAGCGGCCCTCCCGGCGTTGGCAAGAGTTTTGGCGTTGAGCAAGAAATTGAAAAGGCTACCTTGCTGGATCAACTGGCTGGACGCAAGATCCGTGCTGAAGTGGTTAAGGGTAGTGCAACCGCTCTTGGCTTGTACAGTACTTTGTACAAGTATTCGGACGAGAATTGCGTGGTTGTGTTTGACGACTGTGACAGCATTTTGTTGGATGACGTCAGTCTTAACCTGCTGAAAGGCGCATTAGATTCGGGCAAGAGTCGTAAGATTTCTTGGTTAAGTGACAGCCATTTGTTGCGCCGTGAAGGCATTCCGGACAGTTTCCAGTTTAAGGGTTCGGTAATCTTTATTACCAACCTCAAGTTCGACTCAATGAAGTCGCAGAAACTTCGGGACCACTTGGACGCACTGCAAAGCCGTTGCCACTATTTGGACCTGACCTTGGACACCATGCGTGACAAGATCCTCCGTATCAAGCAGATTGCCAGCGATGGCGAACTATTCCGTGATTATGAGGAGATTGAAACTGTGGCACAGGACGAGATCCTGGCGTTTATGGACGATAACAAGAATCGTCTGCGTGAGATGTCGTTGCGTATGGCGCTGAAGATTGCTGACTTGCGTGTCAGTTTCCCCGAGCGTTGGCAAGTAATGGCTCGTACTACTTGCATGAAGCCGGCTTAAATACAAGAACGGGAGACTTGGGGCTCATATCAAATATCCCCTCAGTCTTAAACAACCAACTGGTGTCCCTAAACAACTTGAGATTCAATTATGGCAACTAAAACTAAATCTGAACAACACGAAGAACTTATCCAAACTCTTAAGTTCACACCCCGAACATATCGTGTAAGCCTAACTGGCTATGGTGGCGAGATTGTTCTTGGAAGTGTGCCCCGAGAGACCTATGAGTACTTTCGTGACAATGAAATTGATGTAGAAGAATATGCTGGCGGCGGATGGGGTTGGGATGATGACGAAGACAGTCCTGAAGTTCCAGAAGAGCATCGTTTTGTAGAACCTGGCAGTTATTATGATTGCGATGACATTGCTCATGAAGTAGGTTGCGAGTTTAGCGAATACAATTACATTACTATTTCGGATGAAAATGGTGATGAAGTTTGGAGTTGCAAACTGGATTATGAAGAATTGGAAAAGCACGGTGTTGAAGTCGAATACACCGAAGAGTTCATGTGCAGTGACAGGCCGGACAGAGAAAACACTGTGGGCTTTATTGGTCAGAGTGTAGAAAAAGGTACATTCTTCGATGGCGATTTAGGTTTAACTGCACCATTGGATCTAGCCAAATTAAAAATCTATGTCTACGAAGTTGAAGGTTGGGAATTAATTGCCAACGTAACTTACGGCGATGAAGACATTGAGGGTACAGATGGATATGATACTCGCGGTAAAAGCATGGAAATGAAATTTTACGACACTGGAGACGAGGATTAAGTTTAGGGTTGCCAATATTCAGTCAGCTCCTGAGGCAACCTTTTTAGGCCCTGTCATTTTTATGGCAGGGCTTTTTTTGACTTCTTTACTAGGATAAATTATAATACTGTATGGAGCAAACTTTTCTTTACGTAGAAGACTACATCGAATTTATTTCTGGTTGGCGTACTCGTGGCGGCAAATTGTTAGGCTTGTTTCAAAATCAACAGAGTCCACTCAGCCTTGCCAGATATGATGTGCAGATTTTATCCAGTCTGGGCGAACAAACTGCACTCAGCCAGAAACCTTACACAGACAAACAGGCAGCTCTTGCAGTAAAGATTGTTACCAAGTATCGTAAACAGTTAGGCAATTTACCCGATCCTGTTTACATTCCTGAAGTGTTAGATAACTTCAGGTTAGGTATTAGACAAGTAGATAGAAGTCGCAAAATTTATATTGAAGACGATAAAATTATTGTTCGCTTTCCCTTTGATGGTTCATTGATCGAGCAACTACGAGACTTGGCCAAACTAAGTCAAGGTGAATGTAAATGGAATCCCGTTCAAAAGGTGTGGTGTGGTGCCTTAACAGAATTTAATGTAAACTACATTGTGGCTTTAGGTCGAGCACAACAGTTTGAAATCAGTGATGAAGTATTGGCACTGCAACAACAAATTCAAGCGGCAGAACAAACTGACTATCGCATTGAACTGGTCCGGGATCGCGATGGGTGCTACACTATTACAAACGCAGAACAATCATTAATAGACTATTTGGAGCAACAACTTGGTAGTCACTGTTGGACCAACTTGGTCGGATTGTGTGATTATGCACAAGTGTGCGGTTATGCGATAAGTACAGAAGTAGAACAAGAACTTGCAGACAAAGTCAAACCTGACTATTATCGAGAAACTGTAAACTTTATTAAGAACAGAAAATTTGGCATTGCCAAAGAAGAGTTCAAACACGTTTTAGAGTATGCACGGTTGACCAACAGGTTGCCTGTGTACTACTATGATCCCACTTCATTGGATAAAACAGATACTGAAGAGATTGTTTATCTTAATATTGGAAGTCGTGATCCGGAATTAATGAATAAAATTAAACTGTTGGTAACTCATAGCAGTTTATTAATTGGTAGCAGACGTCAGGGTTGGGCGCAAAATGCAGAAAAGGTAATTGAATTACTATAATGGAATGTAGATTAATTATTCGTGACGAAGTTAATGTTAAACTGGAAGGTTTAGACTTAGTCACACGCAAAACACTGGTAAACAAATTCAAGTATGAAATACCTGGAGCACGTTACTTGCCAGCAGTGAGACTGGGACGCTGGGATGGTAAGGTTCCCTACTTTAATTTAGGTGGCACAACCTACATCAACTTACTGCCCGACATCCTACCTGAACTTGAAAGTCGTGGCTATGACATTGAAGTAGATGATGTCCGTGACTACAGAACTACATTCGAGTTTGACAAAGTAACAGAGTCAACGTTTGCAGATATTGCTTGGCCCAAAGGACATCCTGCGGCAGGTGAGCCTATTGTATTACGGGATTACCAAATTGAAATTATCAATAAGTTTTTAGAAAATCCACAGTGTATACAGGAAGTGGCCACAGGCGCAGGCAAAACTATTATGACCGCGGCGCTAAGTGCAAGTGTGGAGCAGTATGGTAGAACTATTGTTGTTGTGCCCAGTAAGAGTTTGGTCACACAGACAGAAGCAGACTATGTCAACATGGGTTTAGACGTTGGTGTGCTGTTCGGTGACCGTAAAGAATATACAAGAAAGCACACAATCTGTACTTGGCAAAGTCTAAACGCATTACTAAAAAATACACGCAACTACGAAGCAGATGTTACAATACAGGAGTTTGTGGAAGACGTAGTCTGTGTAATGGTAGACGAAGCACACAGTGCCAAAGCAGATGCACTAAAAAGTTTGCTGACCACAGTGTTTGCCCGCATACCTATTCGTTGGGGACTAACTGGTACCATACCTAAAGAAGATTTTGCTTTTCAGGCACTGAACTGTTGTATTGGTCCTGTGGTAGGAAAACTTAGTGCCAGCGAACTTCAAGAAGCAGGACACCTCAGTAACTGTCACGTAAATATTGTACAGTTATCGGATTACGTAGAATACAAAGATTATCAAAGCGAACTGAGATATCTATTAGAAACAGATTCCAGACTAGATTACGTCAGTGAACTTGTAAACCGTATTGCAGAATCGGGCAATACATTAGTTCTTATTGACAGGGTGGGTCCTGGCAAGGAACTGGCAAGTAAAATCAACAACGCCGTTTTTGTCAGCGGCGCAACCAAAGCAAAGGATCGAAAGGACGAATATGACGAGATTGCTACTAGCACCGATAAGGTTATTGTTGCGACTTATGGTGTGGCCGCTGTGGGTATTAACATTCCTAGGATTTTCAATTTGGTTCTTGTGGAACCCGGAAAGAGCTTTGTACGTGTTATCCAGTCAATTGGCCGAGGCATTAGAAAGGCAGAAGATAAGGACTTTGTCCAGATCTGGGACATTACTTCCACCTGTAAATTTGCCAAAAGACACCTCACTAAACGAAAACAATTTTACCGAGATGCACAGTACCCATTCGCCGTTGAGCGAGTAGATTGGCAGTAAATGATATCACGTGATAAATTTATACGTTATTTAGAAACAGTAGATTACCTTTACGTTGGTAATATATCTGCTGATTGGAATACAATTCTGGATGAATGTTATGCATTAGTTGACAAAAGTCCAACTTATTGGAATTCAGTATGTGCAGAAGGTTTGAAAGATTGGGGAGGAGTCCAAGGTGCAGAAAAGTGGACCGTAACAACAGATGGTGCCGCCGCAGTTGGATACACAAGCCAAAATACTAAATCATGGGGCACAACACACGACAAACCACAGTTGCATATGGAATGGGAAAAAATTGTAAAAGATTGGTTGCCATTAGAGCATGCTATAAGCAGACCGTCTTTGCAAAAACCTGGCAATGTTTTGCCATGGCACAGAGACTATTTTGTGATGTTTAAAAAACATTATCCAGAAGAATCTGAATATGTAATTAGATTTATTGTTTTTATGAAGGATTGGGAGCCCGGCCATATGTTTAATGCCGGCGACTCTATTTTTTCAAATTGGAAGGCAGGAGATGCTATTGTTTATCATCCTACTAGATACCACATAGGCGCGAATGCAGGAATGACAGACAAATGGACTCAAAATGTTACTGGTGTTCTTAAAGAGCAAATAAATTTTCCAGCATTAGATTTAGGTAAAATATGTTAATAGGTCATAAACCATTAATTATTCCGGAAATTATAAATTTTATTGATAATATTTTTCCTAATATTACTTGGGAAAAACTAATGCAAGTGGAGCAGCAAGATTTAGATCTTGCTTGGAGAACTTGGTTAACTGATAGTCCATGTCATGAAATTAAAGGTTTAGATCAATTTAAATTAAGTTCTTTTTGCCCGGGTACCAGTGATGCATTCGGTGAATTTATTGCAAGATATCCAAACAGGACAGTAAGGGTAAGTAGAAGCGATTTTATTTTAACTAAAATACTTTGCAAAACTTGGAATAGAAAACTAGTGTATCTAGAGGATGCACCGCTTGAAATAAACGACTGTATAATTTTGAGTATGCCATATAGCGGAAATGGTAGCGAACTACCCGATCAGGACCAATTATTGGACAATGCAGATAAATTAAACGTTCCTGTGTTTGTGGATGGAGCTTATTTCGGAATCTCAACCTCAGTAATTTATCCATTAGATAGAAAATGTGTAACCGACTTTACTACAAGTTTAAGTAAAAATATGGTAAGTGATCCTTTGCGATTAGGTATAAGATTTACCAAAGAAAAAATAGATGACGGTATTACTGCTACTCTATTGGGTAGTAATGTTTTTGATAGACTTGGTGCATATTTGTCTATACAACTCTTAAAAAACTTCCCCCATAAATGGTTGATTGAAAAATTCCATAACAAGTCATTAAAAATCTGCCAAGATCTTAAATTACGACCCACCAAAACAATTACTTTAGCGTTGGGACCGGAATCAATGATAGAATTCCAAAGAGGTGATTATGTTCGAATCTGTTTAACAGACGAATTAATTGCAGATTAGATATTGACATATTTTTATAAGAGTGTATACTTTGCGTAACACTATTAATATTATATGAGACTATTAACATTAGACAATACCAGTTACGAATTAAATGATATACCAGAAGAAGTAGATGACATACGTTTTTGCGTATTAGATAATTCAGATCCCAAAGACCCTGACTACTTTTTTATTCCTTTAATCTTTTTAGAAAGTTTTAACAGCCCTGCTCTCGTCTTAAAGATAGGCAACGCTACTATAAAAATGCCAATTGATTGGCAACTGCTAATAGGCGAAAAGGACTTGGGCGACTTAGAAGTAGTTCCTCTTACTAGCATCAACGACAGAGGATTTAGTGCGTTTGCTTTTAATCCATTAACAAGTTTTAGGCCAGACTTCTTTCCTGTAGAAGTTGTTGACATCTATCAGGACGTTAAGTGGTACTTTCCTAAACTAAAACCAGGACAGATGTTGGCCGTTCCTTTAGAAACAGGCGTAGAAAAACCTATGTGTGTTTATTTTGTTAAAGACATCAGTAGGCAAAGTGAGGTTGTTAACTATACAAAAGTATGGTAGTATGAGCGACTTAACTGAAAGACCGTACATTTACGAATCGCCGGATGGCGGTAAAACCATATACAGGCGATATGCAGGCGAAACTGCGAGGGAGTTAATTGGTTACAAATACGAACCAACTGACCAAGAACAGTTAGAAGTTTACCGAGAAATGATGGTTTTGGCTCGGACACATCCAGGCTTGGCAGAAGAATTAGAACGTGTTAAAATGTATTACTATCTGTTAAAGCAACAAAACAATGAAGTTTTTTGGCATCCAGTATAATGGACAAACTATCGATTAACAATGAAATGGCTCAGTTCGACACAAAGAACAGACAGTTCTATGACGAACTTACACCAGAAGAACAAAAGAAGTTTAGCACTTACTTGATGCTACGTTATGGTGCCAGCGTAGAGGGTAGTGCTGACTTTCAAGAATGGTACTTACGTGTAACTAACGAAAGGTTGAATGTAAACTTTTTTGATTTAAATAAACATCCTAAACTGCAATGGTTATTGGCTACCACAGTTAGTCCGGGTATGGGTCGGCAACGACATTATTGGCAGGCTGCAAAAAAGAAAGAAGGATCAAACAGTAAAGCAGTAAAGTTTTTGCAAAAGATATATCCAGAACGTAAGCAAGATGAAATAGAACTACTAGCCGCAATCAATGATACTAAGTCTTTAAAACTGTTGGCACAAGAGTCTGGCATGACAGACCAGGACATTAAACGGGAATTAGGGTGACGTATACCTGTAGGTATTGCAACAAAAGTTACAGTAAAGAAAGCACATTGGCTGCACATCTTTGCGAGCCCAAGCGCAGGTATCAACAACAGAATGAACAGGGAGTACAGATAGGATTTAAAGCCTATTTGAGATTTTATGAACTTACACAGGGTAGTGCAAAACTAAAAACATATGAAGATTTTGTTGGCAGTCCTTATTATATGGCTTTTGTTAAATTCGGCAGACATCTTGTGGCAATACGTTGCATTAATACTGCCAGCTTTATTGATTGGTTATTAAAAAACAATAAAAAGATTGATCACTGGACCAAAGAGTCCATGTACACAGAGTGGATGTTAGAATACATTCGTAAAGAAAATGTTAAAGACGCATTAGAACGTGCTTTACGTGAAATGCAGTTACTAGCAGACACAGATGAAAAATTGAAGGGAAATTTTAATGACTACTTTAGATTGGCTAGCAGTAATCGTGTGGTTAAGCAAATTTGTGATTGTCGTGTCACTGCTTGGATTGTGTTTAATTGCGATAGCGGAATACATTTCCTCGAAACGCTCAACGAAGAACAAGTCGGAATGATCTTGCCTTACATTGATCCAGACTTTTGGCAACGTCGTTTCACAGACTATGTTGCAGACACAGAGTGGGTCAAAGATATACTAGCAAAGGCAGGCCTGTGATGCTAATGCCGTACTTGATATTGGAAATAGATTTTGTAGGCGGAACCCATGGTAATTTCTTAGAGTTTATTCTTAACCTGTGTTTAACGAATAAAAAATTGGGGATGCCTTTTACTCAAATAGGAACCAGTCATAAAAAAAGTTATGTGGAAAAAGCGCAGTCAGTTCACAGCGACCATTATATGACAGAAAAAATTCCGTTTAAAGGAAATAATATTATTGTTATAGAGATTGATAAAAAAGTTAACTTACTTAATTTACAATCTATAATATTATACCGTGCTGGCGATAGAAAAATAGAAACTCACGATTTACACATCAAAACTTTTCATAAATTAAACATTAAAATGTATAAATCTCTACTTCAAAATTTATGTAAATGTTATAATGTAAATTTGTCCGAATTGGAACCTAACTGTCCTAGACATATTCTAAGAGAGTTTTTTAAACACGCATATAGAGATAACAGTTTATTTGGTCCGACAGACGGACAAGAAGAGTTCATTAATTCTTTAATCAAAGAAGGAAAAAAATTATATAGATTTCCAGTTTCATCGTTTTATAATTACGAAAATTTTGACAGGGAAATTAAAAACATCCAACAATTTTATAATTTTAATTTTTTAAATTATGAATATAAAGAAGAGCACCGAGAATTTTTGCATTATTTAGAATATTTCTTAAGTTTAAATATCCTACCGGATAAAATAATAAATGCAGTTGAACATGAGTTAGATCTAGAATTTGATAATTTGACTATTTTACAAGAAAGTTATATTAACGGAAATCTAGAACGTATTTTTAATAAAGAAATGCCATTTTTACAAGAAAAATATTTTATCAACACAAGACAAATTATCGATTACTTGAAAACATGAAATTTCGTTCAGACATTGACATTGACTTTGCAGACAGAACAAAGATCTTGGACATATTGCCACATACTAGTGCCAGTATAATTAAGGATGGTTCCATCTCAAAACACAACACAGGTGTGTACTTTACAGAAATACCGCAAGATCCATTTACAGGATATGCCAGCATAGACTATGAACGAGCAGAAGATTTGGGATATTTAAAGTTAGATTTTCTTAATGTAAACCTGTACAGTCAAGTCAAAAGCGAACAACATCTATTAGAGTTGATAGAGCAAGAACCTGAGTGGGACAAACTGTATGATAGAGCATTCTGTGAGCAGTTAATTCACATAGGTAATCATTACGATACACTGATCAAGATGCCTGAAGCAGTTAACAGTATTCCTAGAATGGCCATGTTTATCAGTGTAATCAGACCTGCCAAACGCCACTTAATAGGACAGGCCTGGGGTGAAGTTAGGAAAACTGTGTGGCAACGTCCCGAAGACGACAGTTATTATTTTAAGCAGAGTCACGCAGTTGCTTATGCTACACTGGTAGCAGTCAACATGAATTTGCTAGGGAATTCTGCGGACTAGGGTAATACTACGGCGCTTACTGCGCTTTTGTGCATTTTCTTTTAGGCTGATTGTGGGCCCATACTTGATATCTACATCCTTGCTGATAAAAGTCTTTAAGCAGACCCTAAAAGGAGCCCAGTCTTGTTTAATGAAAAGATTTATAGGAACCATCCTATTACTTTCCCACCACCAAGTATCTGCTAGTTCCAAATAAACCTGCTTTTCTTCTTGGGTTCTTAGGATACCATAGTCGTAGATAGTAGTAATACTGTCGTCACAATTCTGAATTATGCCTATGTATTCATTGCCGCCGTAGGTCAAAAGACTTAAAAAAGGATACTCTTCTAGTAGTTTTTGGTAGTATTCTTCCACAGTGATATTTATAGTTCGAAAATAAGTCAGAACTTACTTATGGCGAATCCGCTAAATACACTAATGCAGCAAATCTACAGTTATCTTTATGACAATACTATCAACGTCCAGTATGACATAGACCCTACTGTTGAGCAAAGGAATCGTGTAGTGTATACCAGAACTATTAATTTGTATAAAAATATAGACAACATTGTCAAACTCAAGGTATTGAATTCGGACCAAAAGCCTGTGAATATTACAGGCTATACATTGACCTTTAACATGGTGGATGATTATGTGTATGCTAATGCCAACGTAGTTCTACAAAGTAATGTTACTATCAGTAATGCTAATTTGGGATTATGTACAGTTACAATAAGTAGCAACGATTTGGTGCAATTAGATAGAGAAAAATACACTTTCAATGTATTGGTAGATAATGGTAGTGCAAACATTGCTGCTTATGTAGATGATAATTGGGGCGCATCGGGACAAATATTTTTAAGTAATTCAGCCTATCCTATTAATCCTCCAGTAAACTTAGACCTTGGACAAGTTGGTGATGGAGTTACCAGTGCTACATTTAATTTTGGGAACATATAATGAGTAAAGTTGTACAATGGAAACGTGGTAACGTTACAGTAAATGACAGTTATACTGGCGCTGCTGGCGAAATTACCATCGACACAGATAATTGGAATCTGCGTGTTCATGATGGAAGCACTGCAGGAGGCTATACGATCGACAGTACCAGCGGCGGAAGCAGTTTCAGCAATTTAAGTGTATCGGGGTTTGGAAATATTGGTAACGTTGTTATAACAAACAATCAAGTTTATGCTAATACTGGAAATATTAAACTACAGTCCAGTAACACTAGTGTAGACGGAATATTCATTCGCGGCGATAACGGCAGAATCGGTTTTAATACTGAACCTTGGGAAGATGGCGTTGGTTATGATGTTACTTTTGGTAATAGTTCTTTGTATTCAAGAGAATATTGGGCATCAGCCAACTATACAAATGGTTACCAATTCTTAACTCCAGAAGGAAGGACTGGATTTAGTCATGCCTATGATACATCACAAGGCAACGTTAGTTTAATTCAACTTAGACATGATAGTACAGTAGTAGCTAAATTTCAAGACAACAATACTTCACAATTGACAGGGAACCTTGTTGTCACATCCGATGGTTCAACATTTGGTTCATTCCCTAATGCTTTTGTGCAAATGTATGGTAATGTCGACAGTTATCAACAACTGGTAGAACAAAACCTAAGTGACGGCACTAGTGCCAGCACAGATATTGTAGCAACTGCTGACAACGGTGACGACAATATGCATTTCATCGACATGGGTATTGATGGTAGTAATTACAGTGATCCTGCATTCTTTGGTGACGTTGCAACTAAAAACGATGGTTACTTATATGTGGTAGGCAATGATGTCACAGGTCCAAGCCTAGGCAACGTAGGTAACCTAATCTTAGGCAGTACCAATGGTTTGGTAAAAACTTTTGTAGGTAATATTGCACAGGCAAACGTTGTTACAACTGCTAGTGAGTCAGGATTTACAGTAAACAAAGGTGCGTTTGTGGTTGCAGCCAATAGTGCTCCTGCTGCTAACAACAGTACAGGAGTTGCCGGTACTATTGCATGGGATGGTGACTATGTTTATGTTTGCGTGGCCACAGACACTTGGAAGCGAGCCAACCTTAGCACCTGGTAAATACTAAAACGGATAGCAAAATGAAGATAGCAGAAATACTTAGAGCAGTTGCTGACATTATCGACTTAGCACAACAAGATACAGTGCCACAAGAGCCTGTGGTTGCCGTTGTAGACAACAGCCAAGAAAATCAAGAGATTGATCAGTTAGCCAAGTTGGCAGGTATCACACAGGCCAGCACCACACCAGACGAACAAGTATTTCCTGTAGTAGCCAGTTTTCCTGCAGGCACAGACATGCACCGCAGTAAAAATCCCGCAGACATGCGTAGCGACAGTGTAAGTTTATATCCAGGTTATGGAGCATGTGACTAATGGCAGCTATTGATGTAGTCTACAAAGGTCTTACAGGCTTATACAGTACACTAAGTTTAGACACTGCTAATACACTAGCAGAAGTACGCACGGCTGCTATTTCAGACGAAACACTGGACAGCAGTTACTACGGTAACTTAATACTGTTGGCCAATAACTCAGTCGACAGTGGACTATTGGGTTCCAGCACACTAGCAGACGTTGGATACACTGCTAACTCTGTATTTTTCTTTCACACCATACAAACAGGTAATCTGCAACTACGTCAAGAACGTAGGTTAGACATACAACAACTAAAACGTCGTGGAGGCACCGCAGCAAATGTAAACATTCCTGCTTACAGAAACAGAAATACCTATGACGTTGACACACTGCCTGCCAAGTATGTGGGCAACGTCAGCACACCAAATGTTCATCCAGACGGCCTATTGGAAGGACGTCCATGGGCCACAGTTAGTTTAATCAGCAATCCAACATCAATTAGTGAAGGTATTGACAGTGACACACTGTTGACATTTGAAGTTTGGTATGATGCAGCAGATACCAGTACGCTTATCCCCAGTGCCACAGACGAAGGACAAATCACACAATGGACTGATAAGTCTGGCCAAGAACATAATGCCAATCCAGATGGCGGCAGTGCTAAACCAACTTACGAAAACACAGAAACACTTAACGGTTATGGTTATATAGAATTTGATGGTACAGACAGTCTGACAGTTAACCCATTTACAACACTGGCCAGCAAAGCAGGATATACTGTGTTTATATTAGCCAAACAGAGCACAACTTCGGGTACACAAACATTAACAGTTACTGATGAAAGCGATTTGCTGATCAAAGGTGGTACTGGCAACTTTATTGTAGGTATGAATGGTGCTACAGGCGACAGTGGAGTTGCTGCAAACACAAGTTGGATTATTCACAGTTTGGTCTACGATGGTACAGGATCTACCAACAGTGATAAATTACTGTACCGTATCAACAAGGCCAACACCAGTCTATCATTTACAGGCACCATTGCTGGTAATACCAGTGCCAGCAACAAGGAATTGTTTATTGGAAACGATGAAGGCGGCACCAACGGATTGGCAGGTAATGTAGCAGAAGTAATTATGTTTAGTAAAACACTGAACAACATTGAGTACAGGAACGTAGAAAACTATCTATCAACCAAGTGGGGATTGTAAACCATGGCAACTAGTGCAAATACTACACCCTACATACACCCTTTCCCCAACTATCAACTAAATGACCTGCATCAAAGCATGGAATACAATGCTGCTGGTCAGCCTATTATCCGCACCGGAGTGGGCAGTATAAATGCACTCAGTGCGTGGGGAGAAAATTTAACTGTAGCTCTACAACCAATTTTGCAATTGGATGCACTATACGGCTTGGACGCAGATAGATTTCAAACCTACGCCGCCGGCGGCGGAACTGCGGTGTCTAACAGTGATGAGATGTTTGAATGCACTTCAAGTGCCACACTCTACAGTTATGGTGTGCTACGTTCAAGGCGTTTTTTAAGATATAGAGCAGGACAGGCCAATATGGCACGTTTTACTGCCATGTTCAGCGGCACAGCAGGCACCAGTCTTAGAGCAGGACTGTTTAATCAAGAAAGTGCACTGCAGGTCGGTGTTAACAATGGACAGTTCGGTGTGTTACACTTCTATGGTGCCAGAGCAGAAATCAGACAACTCACTATTGCAACAGCAAGCTCGGGTGGTACAGCCACTGTGACCGTAAACAGTGTGGCCTATAACGTCACATTGGTCAATGGTGAAACCGCAATTCAAACAGCAGCACGTATTGCTAGAGAATTAGACGGTGTGGCCACTGGCTGGATCGTAGAATCCAAAAGTGCTAAGGTAGTGTTTTTAAGTGAGGCTACCGGTCCTTTAGCCGGCACTTACAGTTATTCTTCCACAGGCACAAGCACAGGCACGTTCAGTCAACTAGAAGCCGGAGTTGTGGGCACAGAAAACTGGATTTATCAAAGTGATTTTAGCCTAGATAGTTTGGACGGCACCGGGCCCAGTGGTATGACCATTGATACAACAAAACTCAATGTGTTCCAAATTGATTTTAGATGGCTTGGCGCAGGCAGAATAAGATTCAGCATTGAAAACAGTCTGACCGGTGGCATAATGCCATTTCATGAAATCAGTTGGAGCAATGAAAACACTTTACCCTGGAGTCATAATCCCAATTATAAAATAGGCTATGTGGCCTACAACATTGGCGGCTCAGAATCGGCTTGGGTGCGTGGTGCTTCCATGGGCTGTTTCAACGAAGGCTTTACTACCAAAAACGACTATACCAGAAGTTTCAGTAACTCAAAAAGCAGTTTATCCAGCGGCACTATACATCAACTGTTTTCAATTCGCAACCCAATCACTGACAATGAAATCATTAACACCAGAGAAATCATTATACAGGATGTTTCGGTTGCACACCAAGGCAACGACCCTATAGAAATATTGTTATTTCTAAATGCCAATTTGGCCACAGGCACACAGACTTACATAGAACTGCCGGAAGCCATTCCCACAGTCAGTACCACAACAGGCACATTTACCACCACCAACAACACACCAGTAGCCAGTTTTGTTGCTGGCATTAATGGATATCAACAATACAATTTGGAACCATATAGAATCACTGTGGCTGCTGGAGATTTTGTGTCGGTGGCAGTGCGATCTGCACAGTCAATTAGTCAAATTGCTGGTGCCATAGTTTGGATAGCAGACTAATTGACTATTCACGGTTTTTGCTGTATAATTACAATTAATGTTTAATACTGTACAAGACGCAGTCCTCGGTTTACTACCTCCGAAACGACGTCGTAGCCAAAGTGGTTGGTTAAGTTTCAACGCGGTCTGTTGCAGTCACAGAGGTGAATCAGCAGACACACGTCAACGTGGTGGTGTAATGACACAGCCCGATGGTGCAGTCAGTTATCACTGCTTTAACTGTCAGTTCAAAACTGGCTACAAGCCAGGAGCGCCTTTGGGATTCAAATTCCGACGTTGGCTCAAATGGTTGGGCGCTGATGATGCAGAAGTAAACCGTTTGGTCATTGAAGCACTGAGAGTCAAAGACTTGGTGCAGCCAGAGAGCCAAGAGCCCGAACCCATAGACATAGAATTTGAAGCCAGACAGTTGCCCAGTGAAGCCAAAAGTTTTATGGCCCTAGCAGACTTTTATGAACTCAATGAGTGGCGTGATGTGCCCACAGCCTACAAAGACAGTGTGGCCTATGTACACAGTAGAAACATAGACATGCAACGCTATGAGTTTTACTGGACTCCGGCAGTAGAACACAAACTCGGCCATAGAGTCATAGTGCCGTTTTACTATAAAAGAAAAATTGTGGGCTGGACTGCTAGAGCACTTAACAGCGGTATAAAACCCAAGTACCACAGTGACCATCCCAGCAACTTTGTGTTTAACTTGGACCAACAACTGTACGACAACAAGTTTGTCATAGTCTGTGAAGGCGTGTTTGATGCACTAGCCATAGATGGTGTGGCAGTGTTGGGCGCAGACATCACAGAGACACAGGCAGAACTGATTGAAAGTTTAGGTAGAGACATAATCGTTGTACCAGACTGGGACTCTGCAGGCAGCAAACTCATAGACAGAGCTGTAGAGTATGGATGGGCGGTAAGTTTTCCCTTATGGAGAGAACAGGCCAAAGACATCAGTGAAGCAGTTGCCAAGTATGGAAAACTGTATGTGTTAAAAGACATATTAAATAACAAACAGACAAACAATCTTAAAATAAAAATAATGAGTCGTCAATGAGCAAAGAGTATACACCAGAACTACAGAAACTATTTTTAGAAATGGTCATGCAAAATCCTGAAAGTTATTTGAGGGTGCAGAACATTTATAACTTTGAAAACTTTGACAGAACACTACGCAGTGCTGCCAAGTTTATCAGCGAACACGTCAAAGACCATAACGCCATGCCCACTGCTGAGCAGGTCGAAGCAGTGACACAGGTACAGTTACGACCAGTACCAGACTTGCAGGACAATCATTATGATTGGTTTATGACAGAGTTTGAAGGATTTACTCGCAAACAGGAACTGGAGCGAGCAATTCTTAAATGTGCGGACATGCTGGAAAAAGGTGACTATGATCCAGTAGAAAAAATCATCAAAGACGCAGTGCAGATCAGTCTGACCAAGGACATGGGCACAGACTATTTTGAAGATCCCAGAGCCAGGTTAATGAAGATCAAAAGCAACAACGGACAGGTAAGCACTGGCTGGCCCACAATGGACAAACGTTTGTTTGGTGGTATGAATCGAGGCGAACTCAACATCTTTGCAGGTGGCTCGGGTAGTGGTAAATCGTTGTTTATGCAGAACATTGCTATTAACTGGATCACACAGGGACTGAACGGTGTGTTCTTAACACTGGAACTTAGTGAAGAACTGTGTGCTATGCGTATGGATAGTATGGTAGCAAATGTCAGTACTAAGGAGATTTTCCGAGACTTAGACACTATCGAAATTAAACTAAAGATGGTGGGCAAGAAGTCTGGTAAAATGCGTATCAAGTACATGCCAGCACAGAGCAACGTAAATCAAATACGTGCTTACCTAAAAGAACTGGAAGTGCAGACAGGACAGCGAACAGACTTTATCATGGTAGACTACTTAGATTTGGTCATGCCAGTCAGTGCCAAAGTGTCGCCCAATGATTTGTTTGTTAAGGACAAGTATGTATCGGAAGAACTTAGAAACTTGGCTAAGGAGTTTAACATCTTAATGGTAACTGCAAGTCAGTTGAATCGTAGTGCAGTGGAAGAAATTGAATTTGACCATAGTCACATCAGTGGTGGTATCAGTAAGATCAATACTGCTGACAACGTGTTTGGTATCTTTACAAGTCGTGCAATGCGTGAGCGTGGTAGGTATCAGATACAGTTGATGAAAACTCGTAGTTCAAGCGGTGTAGGACAGAAAGTAGACTTGGACTTTGACCTAGAGTGTTTGCGTATCACAGATCCAGGTGAAGAAGCACAGGGTACTCCGGGCAGTTTGAAGCCACAGACCGGCAGTATCATGGCACAGATCAAAGCCAAGAGCACAGTAGACGAAGATACTGATACAAAACCACAACGTGCTACAGGAACACCTGTGTGGGAACAACAACCTCAGGTAGCAGGTGAAGCACAGAGTACAAAACTCAAGCAGATGTTAGCAGGGCTTAAAAAGTAGAATAATGTTAAGATATGAAGACATAAAACAAGTCCATTTAGAAATTTCTTCACTATGCAATGCTAGGTGTCCTTTATGTCCTAGAAATTTTCGTGGCTATAATTATAACGATGGATATATTGAAAGGAATCTAACGTTAGATGACGTAAAAAAAATATTTCAAGTTGACTTTTTAAAACAATTATCTAAAATACGAATTAACGGGAATTTTGGAGATATCGTTATGAATCCAGAAGGACCAGAAATTGTCAAATATTTTAAATCTGCTAATTCTAAACTTCAAATTACTATAAGCACTAACGGAAGTGGCAGATCTAAGAATTTTTGGCACCGGCTTGCTGAAAATGCAGAGATAGATTTTTGTTTAGATGGGCTAAAAGACACTCACACATTGTACCGGCAAAATACAGATTGGAAAACTATTATAAAAAATGCACAACATGTTATTAAAAACAATGGTGTAGCCAACTGGAAATTTATTTTATTTGACCACAATAAACATCAAGTCGAAGAAGCAAAAAAACTAGCAATGGACCTTGGATTTAGACAATTCAAACTCGTCGATCATGGAAGGAATACGGGACCCGTTTTTGATAAAAAAGGAAATTTATCGCATGTAATTGGAAATTATAAAGGAGAGACTAGTTTTCCAATTTTGTTTCATAAGAAAAAAACAGACATGGTTCTTGTTGAAGATATTATAGAAAACAGAGAACCAAAATTTAATATAAAATGTCAAACAAAAAAAGATTCAGAAATTTATATAACATCAACTGGTGAAGTTTATCCTTGCTGTTTTACAGGATTTAGTCCTAGGACATATGGGCACGGAGAATATCATGAAGCCGTTAATCAACAGATAAAAGATTTGCTACCAAAAAATAATAATGCTTTAGAAAATACATTAGAGGAATGCGTTAGTTGGTTTAATAAAATTCAAAATAGTTGGAAAATTCAGTCATATGAGCAGGGAAGACTTATTGTTTGTGATGATAATTGTGGATTATGATACTAAATATAACTAATCCGGAGTGAATTAGTGCAACGCAAGACTCGTAGCATATTAGAAGAATTAGACACCTTTAGATCGCCTAAAGATCGTGAAAATCTAATAGAATCACGTGCAAATCACGTAATTCAGGGTGCTATCAACCTCATAAATTTTATTCGTGAAAACTATGACGCGGCTCAGTCTGAAGAGTTAGAACGTAGATTGCTTAACAGTATCAGAGCACAAGATTCTTCCAAATTCAGCCGTGGCGTAAAACGTATCAAAAATGAAAATTAAAGACGTTATTGTAGAACAGGGTGTAGGTCAAGAACTGTGGCGTCGAGCTACACTGCGTCCTGAGCAAAAACGGGAACTCGAGCAACTTGAAACAATGTTAGTAAGATTAACAAAACTACCGTTGCAACGAGTACAAAAGAACAGTAAAGATATTTTAAAGCAATACAAAGAACTTTTGAATCGTAACGATGATTGGGAAAAAGATCCTATTGGCAGAGAAGTAGCATTAGCAAAAGCAATTAGTCCTTATTATCCGGATACGGCCGAGCAAATTATCGCTGCGTATAGTGGTGAGAAAAAAGAAATAAACAAAACGCAGCAACAGCCATCAGCCGCAGTACAGACAAAACAACCGGCACAACAAACTAGACAATCGGTTATCCCTAGAGAACAAGGATTTGTTACCACTGTGATTGCACCAACAGCAGGTGGTGATAGAAAGTTCTGGTATGATGGAAAAAACTGGAAAGAATATTTTGGGTCAAATTGGCCAAACGATCTTCAAACATCGCAATCAGTGACAGATGACAGAGTAATTGATTACATCGCAAAACAAGTTGCATTAAAGAATACCAGTAAAGTTCCTTACGGAACAACTAAACAAACTAAAAGAAAATCATGAAGTTATTTGAAATCCGTAACACGGCCCCTCGTTGGCAACTGTGCGAAGCTGCAGAAGGTAAAAATCTACACCTTGAACATATTGAGGATTTGGTATTCAACGAAGGATACTTGGGCGCACAACGTGCTTTAAACTATCTTGAAAGCCTGCGTCAAATGTTAGCAGAAGGTGCTGGCCCTGCTAGTGCTCGTATTACAGTTAAATGGGACGGTGCTCCGGCAATTATCTGCGGCACAGATCCTGTAGATGGTCGTTTTTTTGTGGGCACTAAGTCTGTGTTTACAAAAACAGAGCCCAAGGTCTGCAAAACACCAGGAGACATTAAAAAGTTTTATGGTGATAGACCCGAACTGTCAGAAAAACTCAGCCTTGCCTTAAAGTATCTGAGCAAATTAGGCATTGGCGGTGTGCTACAAGGCGACTTAATGTTTACACCTGGTGACATTGAACAAACACAAATTGACGGTGAAGATGTCTATGTGTTTACACCCAATACTATCAGTTACGCAGTACCTGTTAACAGTGAATTAGGTCAGCGCATCGCTAGTGCCAAAATAGGAATTATTTTCCACACTGCTTATGATGGCAGCAGTCTACCAGAAATGACTGCCAGTTTTGGCGCTGAGGTATCCGGGCTTAACCGCAGTCGTGATGTGTGGTTTGATGACGCTACATACAAAGATTTGACTGGTGTTGCCAGTTTAACACCACAAGAAAATAGACAGATTGCGTCAGTGTTACGTGCTGGTGCTACTACACTACAAAAATTACAGAAAAACAAGTTCGACGTCATCTTAGGTAATCCAGAGTTTAGTCAGTATATCAAGCCTTTTATCAACAACATGGTCAAAGGTGGAGAACAGGTTGGAGAGCCTATTCAGTTTTTAAATGACTTCTTGGAATTTTATCGTGGCAAGATGCAAGACCAAATCGAAAAACTAAAAGGCGGACCTGAAAGCCGAGCAGCCCAAGCACGTATTGAAAAGATCCAGCAAAACGAGCAGTTTGTGGAAGATAACACCAACACACTGCTGGGTATATTAGCAGTCTATAAACGTATTATTGAGGCAAAAATGCTGATTTTACGCAAACTACAGACTATAGAAAGCATTGGCACTTTCTTAAAAACCGACACAGGCTATAGAGTTACCGCACCAGAAGGGTTTGTTGCCATAGGACACGATGGTGGCGCAGTTAAACTGGTAGACAGAATCGAATTTAGCCGTGAAAACTTCCTGGCCACCAAAGCCTGGAGCAAAACCTAACCTATCCCAACCATTTTTTTCCAAAGGCATAAATAATTGTATGCGTTTCGACGCAGACTTTTTAAAGGAATAAGAAAATGGCAGTATTTACACGTACAAATGGTAGCGCCGAAACAGTAGTAAGCGTTGGTGCAGTTTCTGTTAGCGCAGAAACATCCAGTACACCAATCATGGTTGGTGTTGGCCCAAGCCCAATTGAATTCAGAACCCTAGTAGCAAACGCTACAATGGCCGCTGAAATGGGTACAGGCGAAGCAGTTGAAGCTCTACTCAAGTGGTTAGGCACAACTTCGACAATCCTAGGATACCAAGTTGACACAACAACACTAAGTGTTATGACACAAGCAGCCGACACAACAAGTTGGACAGCAGCAAATGCTAACACCGCTCTAGACGGTGATAGTATTATTAACATCCGTGTTCAAAGCGTTAACGACACAGGCTTTAAACTAGCAACAAGTTAATTTTACGGAAATTAGCAAAGAAGGCAGCAATTATGCTGCCTTTTTTGTTGGCTATAAATATTTGACCATGCGTGATATATTAATGACCACACTGGTAGACATTACCAACACTGGTGTAATCAAAGGTGAAAGCCCGGAACGTGATCAAATGCGTAACTGGCAGTCAGTGCTACAGGTCTTGGGACTGCGTACACAAGTAAATGTTATAGCAGGTCCTGAAGTGTTCCAGTTAGAAGACCTTGAAGGTTTAGACTTTGGTGAAGATTATCGGGGACAGCACAACGTATGGGCCATGCGTTTTTGTGAAATGGACGCCAACGACATTTATTCAGTCAAAGAACTTAGAGAAGATTTCAATGAAGTGCCTGTTATTGTAGGATTAGAAGAAACTGCACGCTTCATGCTGCCTATATTTTTCAGCTACGGCACACTAAAAAACATACACTTTAGATATAACGAGCACAGATAAATATTAGTTGATGCTACGGCACCACTAGGCACTCTTTATGGCTCACACTGGCTTACTAAAAAAGCATCGTATAACTATACGAGAATATAATGTCATCTACAGAGATAGAAAAAAAGAACCTGGAGGCGCACGTAGAACTATGTGCTGAAAGGTATGAAGCTTTGGACCACAAATTAACAAACTTGGACACCAGGTTAACCAAAGTCGAAGAGCACGTTATTGCGATACGTGATAACATCACTCAAAAAACAGGTGGCATTAACAAACAGACAATCACAATGTTAAGTGGAGTAGCCGGAATACTGCTAACTACTATACTAGGATTGTTATTACACTTGGCAACCAAATAACGTGAAGATCGTCGAAGTAACCAAATCATTCTCAGTGGCTATCACTAACGAAGAAGCAGACTTGTACATCAAGTTTGACACAGATACGCCCATGATGAAACGTCATGAAATGACTGAGCAACAAATAATAACGGCCAATCAACTAGTAAACAAAGATTTATTAATACGTAAAAAGAATGAAGACGGCCAAATCATCTATAGAAAAAGAAGTAGCAGGTAAACTGCTGGTAGACGTTGCGTTTGAACGAGCACATCGTTGGACAGAACGCGAGTTCAATCAACTAAGATACAAAGAAGATTTTATCATACATGTACCCATGTCTAAACGTTCGTGGGCAGTGGGCAAATTTGATCTAACCTTAGTGGGCGATCATCGTTGGCACTTAACTGATAGAGACCGAATTGACCTAACGTTTTACAGCAGAAAAGCCGCAGTATTTTATGCGTACTTTACTCAACGTCGACAGTACAAATTAGCGGATCCTCTGGTTAGATCGGATCAGGATGTTGCCAAATACAGAGATGAACTAGAATTTTATAGCCAAAAACTTGCAAAACAATTGAAAAATAAAAAAATAACATTTGACACACAACTGTATCAAAGCAGGTATTTAGAAAGTCGAGCACGGTACAATAGTGCTAGAAAAGAACTAGAAAAAACTCTAAACCAAACTAAATATACTAAAGTTTGGGACCAAATATTATGAACTTAAAAGAATTAGCACCAAAGCCTACAAAGCGATTTAACAAAGTTATGGAAAGCCGTTTCGGCTTCGCCATCGACTATGACAACCTAAGTCCAGTTAAGGCACAAAAGATGAGTTTCGCCATTGGCGAGCAACTAACAAAAATCCGTCAAAGTTACGGAGCACATACCGCAGAGCAAAACCCCAAGTATATGGAAATGCTCATGGTACGTGAAGGCTTAGATGCTTGGTTGGCAGAAAACTTTGATGGAGAAGTTGAGCCTCAACAGCAACTAACAGAAGGTGAATTAGAAACCGCTGAAGTAGTATTGGCTGCAAAAGACATGCAGGACAGTGTACAGGCAATGGTTGAAGACGCCAGCAAGATGCTTAACGAGCAATTGCCCCCATTGTTAGATACCATCCGTGACCAAGTTGGTGTAGCACAAGGTGATCAGTTTAGAAATACTGTAGCACCAGCACTGCAAACACTATTAGATCAGTTAAACACAGCACGTGACACACTAGATCAAGCAAGCCGCGCACTAGCAGGTGAGCAAACTGCTGAGCCAATGTCCATGGGCGGTGAAGAACCCGCTGCCGAATTACCTGGTGGTGATGAAGACTTAAGCGACCTAGACAGCGAAGATGATGGTTTTGCTACCAGCGACGCTGCTGCAGGTGGTGAAGAAGAAATGGGCAGAGAGCGCCGCTAATGCGTCTAAGCGAATTTGCAGGAGACAACCCAGACAGGAGCAGTGACTTATATGCAAATGTAGTCACTGCTCTTAGTCTCATGCAGAATCAAATTAAAGATAAAAAACTTAAAGCAGAAATTCCCACAGAACTGGTATTACGATATATTCGTAATACTGGAATGGCTGGTTTTAGTTATCAGGACCTTGTTGATGCTAATTCCCAAGAGCCAGCAATGAAATCAATAGTAAAAAATATCACACCAGACACTGTTACTGTAAACACTGACACTGCTGCAGACGTTGAAAATCCAGACGAAGTAGCGCAGGCAGTAGACAACCCAGAACAAGTTGTTTCGAACATGGCCAAAGACGCCATGGCTCGTAGACAAGACTAATTAAATACTGTATAATATTTTTTTTAGGAAGATACTATGGCGTATTCTGATAAAGTTCTGGACCACTATGAAAACCCCCGTAACGTAGGCAGTTTTGCCAAAGATGAGCCAGGCGTTGGCACGGGCATGGTTGGTGCTCCGGCTTGCGGTGACGTCATGAAATTACAGATCAAAGTAGACAACGGTGTAATCACAGATGCACGGTTTAAAACTTATGGGTGCGGTTCGGCAATTGCAAGTTCCAGCTTAGTTACAGAGTGGGTCAAAGGAAGAACATTAGATTCTGCTGCCCAAATCACCAATAGTGAAATAGCATCAGAACTTGCATTGCCTCCAGTTAAAATACATTGCAGTATTTTGGCAGAAGATGCTATCAAGGCAGCAGTAGAGGATTATAAAAAGAAAAACTATTCATGAGGATAAAAATTTGTTCCCACGGAAAAGAAAAGATCCAAGGTTCTCATTATGATATAACAGCAACAAAATTATACCTCAAAACATGGTATGATTTATATGGATCTAATCCAAACACAGAATGGTTATTGGGGGGTTACTGGTTAGGCAATTCTAATAAATTGACTGCCGATTCTATATTAGATGAAAACCCAGACATAGTTGGCTTTGGTTGTTATGTATGGAATTACTTAGATCAACTTGATATTGCAAAGACTATAAAACAAAAAAATCCAAACATAATAGTGGTTTTTGGTGGTCCAGAGTTAAGTGTACACAAAGATATAGAAGGGTACGAAGAAGTCCAAAAAAATTTTTTTATTAATAATTCTTTCGTTGATTACGTTGTATACGGTGAAGGCGAAAAACCATTTCAACAAATTATAGATTTTGAGTCGGGTTATTTACAAGATACCAATTCTTTTATTAATATAGTTAAAAACAATAATGGTACTCGTCAATTATTTCCATTTGAACGAATTACAGACCCTGCATTTTTAAATTTAAGCATCTACCTAGAAAATAAAGATTATTTCTTAAAGGAAATACAATTATTAGAACAAGAAGGCATACATCGTGATACTCAAGCATGGGTAATTGAATATGCAAGAGGATGCATGTATAAATGTAGTTTTTGTGACTGGAGCCAAAACCTGACCAAAAAGGTATCTAGAAAAAAACATAGTTGGAAGGATGAAATAGATTTATTTTGTACAGCAGGTGTTAGTGCAAGAGTTATTGACGCTAATTTTGGGCAATGGCCACAGGATGTTGAAATTTTTGATTATGCTATGTCAAAATTTGAAACTTATAAAAGTTTCATATTTATGGTAAGCAATACGTCAAAGTTAAACAAAGAAAGAACATTATATTTTAATTTAAAAAGTATACAAACTTATGGTATGGGCTCAGGTATAAGACCTAAGATTTCTATCCAGGACACTCATGGTGATGTTTTAGAGAATATAAACAGACCTGGTACTGATATGGTTAAAATAGAAGAATCTATAAAAACCTTTAAAGAACTTTTATCTTGGAATGAGTTCCTTCAGATAAAAGTTGAACTTATATTGGGTTTACCTGGGCAAACTTTTAATCATATGAAAAATACGTTTAAAGAGTTATTTCGAATAGGAGTACGACAAAATATTCTTTTATTTGACTGGTATTTGCTTCCAAATAGTCCAGCCGCAGACGAAAATTACAGAAAACTTTGGGGTATAAAAGCAAAAAAATATTATACTATCTCAGAAAGTTTTGCAAATGCTCCTTTTAAATTTTTAAGTTTAAAACATGCTTATCAAGAAATGTTAGACAATACAAAGACTGAATTTAGAAGTACAGGAAATATAGTGTCTGAAACAAAAAGTATGTCATTTTTAGAAATGCAGGCTGTTAGAATCCTTTGGAACTTTCTTCGTTCTAGACTGATTCATGTTGAACATGAATTTCCTGATCATAATTATTCGTATGATGAATATTGTAATGAAGTTGATGAATATTCAATAAAAGCTCTTAATATGGCCGAGGAGCAATGGTTATATACAAATAAGTTAATAGATGAGTATGGATTTGTTGTATATGGATATTGGGATGATAAAGAAAAACTATTGTACCCTAGGTACCATTTTATAGACATGATAAAAGATGATATCACTTACTGAATTAGCGGCAGAAAAAGTTAGAACTCAATTACAAAAACGTGGCCAGGGGTTAGGTATTCGTATAGGAGTAAAAACCACTGGCTGTAGCGGTTTAGCTTATGTATTGGAATATGTGGACAGACCCGATCCCATGCGACCATTGACTTTTGACTGTCATGGTGTTACAGTATACGTAAACACAAAAGACGCACCATACTTAGAAGGTTTAGAAATGGATTGGGTCAAACAAGGACTAAATGAAGGATTCGAATTTCGTAATCCGCAGGAACGAGACCGTTGCGGCTGCGGAGAAAGTTTCCGTGTATGAAACCTTGGACCAGAGAAGACACTCAATATTGGATTAATCAACTTGAAAATAGAGTTCAAGATATTGAATTTTATTTAGACATTGCTACACGCTGGTGTGAAGACAGATTTATACACGATGAGCAACGAGTAGCAGCCTGCTATGTAATTACAATTATTTGGGTATGTGCCCAACGAGATGAATCTGTAAGTAGACAAGAAGTAATGGAAATAATGGGCGTAGAACTTTGGGAAGATTTCGAAGATCATGAATTTTTCCTTGGTGATGAATTTATGGATAAAGAATTAGAAGAACTACTGGAGCATGTTGTAGAGAAATTCGAAGATGATTATTGAACGATATAATTATAAAACTATTACAAGAGAAAGCGTAGACGGAAAACGGCATTACTGTTTGCCTGATGGATCTAAAGTACCTAGTGTAACTACAATCCTGGACAAAACTAAACCTTTGGAAAAACGGCAGGCACTAGCCAACTGGAAGAAGCGTGTGGGCGAAGAACGTGCTCAACAGATTACCACGGAAGCAGCCGGGCGTGGTACTAGAATGCACAAGTGGTTAGAGGATTATGTAAAAACAGATGTGCTGAACGAGCCAGGCACAAATCCTTACAGCCAACAAAGCCACACAATGGCTCAGAAAATTATCTCCGAAGGTCTAAACAAAGTGGACGAGTTTTGGGGTATGGAAATTCCCTTATACTACAGCGGACTGTATGCTGGTACTACAGACTGCTTGGGCTTATGGCAAGGTCAGCCTGCAATAATGGACTTTAAGCAGACCAACAAACCCAAGCGGCGCGAATGGATTGAAGACTATTTTTTACAACTCAGTGCCTATGCACAGGCGCACAATATAACACACGGAACTGACATCAAAACCGGTGTTATTTTAATGTGTAGCGCCGATTTTGAGTACCAAGAGTTTGTTTTAGAGCCCGAAGATTTTGAGTATTGGAGTCAGCGCTGGTTCGACAGAGTAGAGCAGTATTATAGAGAAAACTAAATATACTATAGGACATAGAACGAAAACATGGCTATAGTACAAATCAGTCAAATCAAGCATCGCAGAGGTACAAATGAAACACTACCTCAACTTGCCAGCGCAGAACTAGGCTGGAGCATTGATACCCGTCAACTTTATATCGGAAATGGCACACTAGAAGAAGGTGCACCTGAAGTTGGTAACACAGAAATTTTAACTGAATTTAGTAATATTGCTGGAGTTACAAAATATACTCAACAATTAACAAATAACACCACTGCAAATATTGCCAGTCTAGTATTTGATTCAAGCGATCCTAGTGTAATTATAACTTACAGTCTTGTAAGAACACACACTGATACAGTTAATGCCAATGTTAAAACAGGAACACTAACTGTAAGCCAATATCTTTCCAGAAATTCCAGTACTGATACAAACGTTGAACTAGGAGACACCGGATTTAGTTTCACTGTAACTCAGGTAAACAATGTTTGTTTTATTGCAGGTACTATTACTGACCAAAGTATTGACGCAAATTTAACATATACAATTAATAACTTAGCAGTTTAATCAATGTGGAATCTACTACCGCATGAGCGTCTGCGTTCATGGCAAGAGTTTCGAAATGATCTATCTAATTTAGATTTGGCATCTGCTTGTTACCAAACAGAGCATCTTTGGAGTTATGCTCCCTACGTCCAAAACTACTTACATTTTGATTATGTAGATGAATGGCCCAATCCTTGGGAATTATTATATGATAATTACTATTGTGGACTTGCAAAAGCATTGGCAATAGTGTATACTTTATATCTTAGTAGCCATAAACCCCAAATCGAAATAAGAGTATATAATGACCCGTCAACCATGGAACAATATAATTTAGTTTATGTTGACAAAGGAAAATATGTTCTTAATTACATTCATGACGAGGTTGTAAATAGTACACAGGTTAGCAAACAGTTAGTGCTAAAGAGAACGATTAGCACTGAAGAATTAAAATTAGAACAATTAGTTTAAGAGAGATCAATGACACAAATTCAAGTATTAAAAAGAAACGGTGAGAAAGAACCACTAGATTTAGAAAAACTACACAAAGTTGTTTTCTGGGCTACCAAAGACATTACAGGTGTAAGTGCAAGCGAAGTAGAAATTAAAAGTCATATTCAATTTTACAATGGCATCAAAACATCGGATATCCAGGAAACACTAATTAAAAGTGCTGCTGATTTAATCAGTGAAGAAACTCCTAACTATCAATTTGTAGCAGGTAGGTTAATTAACTACCACTTGCGTAAAGAAGTCTATGGTGAGTATGAGCCATGGCCATTGTTAGACATTGTTAAGAAAAATGTAGACAAAGGGTTTTATGACCGGGGCCTGCTAGAAGCATACTCAGAAGAGGAATGGGCTGAACTGGAACGTGCAATCGACCATCACAAAGACGAGCACTTTACTTACGTGGCCATGGAACAGTTCCGCGGCAAGTACCTTGTGCAAAACCGTGTAACAGGTGATATCTTTGAAACACCGCAGGTAGCATACATGCTTATTGCGGCAACATTGTTCCAGAGTTATGACAAATCCGTTAGACTACAATGGGTAAAGGATTATTATAATGCTGTTAGCAACCACGATATTAGTCTTCCTACTCCAGTTATGGCTGGTGTACGCACACCGCAAAAACAGTTTAGTAGTTGCGTTCTCATTGAGTCTGATGACAGTCTTGATAGTATCAATGCTACTGCAAGTAGTATTGTTCGTTACGTAAGTCAAAAAGCCGGCATTGGCATTGGCGCAGGACGTATTCGTGCATTAGGTTCGCCTATTCGTAATGGTGATGCTTATCACACAGGAGTAATTCCTTTCTACAAGCACTTTCAAAGTGCCACACGCAGTTGCAGCCAAGGTGGTGTACGCAACGGTGCTGCTACTTTGTACTATCCTATCTGGCACTTGGAAGTAGAAGATCTGTTGGTTCTTAAAAACAACAAAGGAACAGAAGACAATCGTGTGCGTCATATGGACTACGGCATCCAGTTTAACAAGTTGATGTATGAACGCCTAATCCAAGGTGGTGATATTACTTGCTTTAGTCCTCATGATGTTCCTGAAATGTACGAAGCATTCTTTAACGATCAAGAACGGTTCAAAGAACTGTACGAACGTGCAGAGCGTAACACACGTCTACGCAAAAAGACTTACAAAGCAGTTGAACTGTTTGGTAAGTTCATGCAAGAGCGCAAGGATACAGGACGCATCTATTTGCAGAACGTAGACCATGCCAATACACACAGTCCCTTCAAAGAGGATCGTGCTCCTATTAAGATGAGCAACTTGTGTTGCGAAATTGACTTGCCCACAACGCCATTGTCAGATGTAAATGACCCCGATGGCAGAATTGCACTTTGCACATTGAGCGCAATTAACTGGGGCAATGTTAAGCAGCCACAAGACTTTGAACGTATGTGTACATTAGCAGTGCGTGGTTTGGATGCACTACTAAGTTATCAGAACTATCCTGTACTTGCTGCCAAATTGGCCACTGACGAATTTAGACCTTTGGGCATTGGTATTATTAACTTTGCCTACTTCTTGGCCAAGCACGATGTCAGTTACAGTGATCCCAGTGCTCTTGCTCTTGTCGACGAGTACGCAGAAGCATGGAGTTACTACTTGCTGAAAGCCAGTGTAGAGTTAGCCAAAGAATTCGGCCCATGCACACGTTGGCAAGACCTAAAAAGTGCCAATGGCATCATGCCAATTGATACACGCAAACGTGAAGTTGATGAACTTGTGGCACACCAAGAGCGTATGCCATGGGCAGAACTGCGCCGTGAAGCACAACAACATGGACAACGGAATGCTACCTTAATGGCATTGATGCCAGCAGAAACTTCAGCACAGATTTCAAACAGTACAAATGGCATTGAACCTCCAAGAAGTTATGTCAGTGTCAAGCAAAGCAAGCATGGTGTACTCAAGCAAGTGGTGCCTGAATATCGACGTCTAAAGAACAAATATGAACTACTTTGGGACCAAAAATCGCCCGAAGGATACCTAAAAATCTGCGCTGTGTTGCAGAAATATATTGACCAAGGTATCAGTGTAAACACCAGTTACAATCCTCACTACTTTGAAGATGAAAAGATTCCAATGAGTGAGATGTTGAAGCATTTGTTGATGTGTTATAAATATGGTACTAAACAGTTGTACTACTTTAACACCATGGATGGCCAAGGTGAGATCGACGTAGACAAACTAACACAACGGCAAGACGAACCTGTTGAAGTTTTGGAAGACCAAGAAAACTGCGACAGTTGCGTAATCTAATAGGAATAATAACAAATGAGCGTTTTTAAAGTTAATGAAAAAAGTAATCTATCCCGTACCATGTTTTTTGATGGCGGAGTTGATATTGCACGTTATGACACTATCAAGTATCGTCAATTTGAAAAACTAACAGACAAGCAGTTAGGTTTCTTTTGGCGTCCAGAAGAAGTTGATGTGCTACGTGATGCCAAAGACTTTAAAGAACTAACACCATTTGAACAACATATTTTTACCAGCAACTTAAAACGCCAGATCCTATTAGACAGTGTACAGGGACGCAGTCCTAACATGGCATTTTTGCCTGTAGTCAGTATTCCAGAATTAGAAACTTGGATTCAGACTTGGGCATTCAACGAAACTATTCACAGCCGCAGTTACACTCACTTGATTCGTAACGTTTATAGTGATCCCAGCACAGTGTTTGATGAACTAACCACAATTCCTGAAATTCTTGACTGTGCCAAAGACATCAGCAAATACTATGATGACTTTATTGACGCAGCCACGGCCTATGGTTACTTGGGTTTAGGCACACACACTGTTAACGGCGAGTCTGTGGTTGTTGATATGTATGATCTTAAAAAGAAACTATGGTTGTGTTTAAACTCAGTTAATGCACTTGAGGGCATTCGTTTCTATGTAAGTTTTGCATGTTCGTGGGCTTTTGCAGAACTCAAGAAGATGGAAGGTAATGCTAAAATTATCAAACTGATCGCAAGAGACGAAAATATACATTTAGGTTCAACGCAGACCCTTATAAAATTGTTACCACAAGACGATAGTGATTTTGCAAAAATCAAATCGGAAACTGTTGCGGAATGTGAACAAATGTTCTTGAGTGCTGCTGAACAAGAAAAACGTTGGGCAGAATACTTGTTTAAAGATGGATCAATGATTGGTTTGAATGCCAAACTACTCAGCGACTATGTTGACTGGTTGACCTGTAAGCGTATGACCGCTGTTGGTTTAAACTGCGGCATCAAGCCCGGCAGTAATCCTTTACCTTGGACTGCTAAATGGATTGCAGGTGCCGAAGTGCAAGTTGCCCCACAGGAAACAGAAATTTCCAGTTATGTTATTGGTGGAACAAAGCAGGACGTAGACACAGACACATTCAAAGGTTTTAGTCTTTAAGGCCTTAAATTCAAAAACAGAGCAGAAATATTACTGCTCTGTTTTTTTGTGGTATATAATACAATAAAGGAATAACGATGCTGACAGTATATTCAAAAAACAATTGTCCATTTTGCGTACAGGCAAAAAATCTATTAAAACTCAAAGGTATTGACTTCGAAGAAATTAATATTGAACAACAACCAGAAGCAAGAGAGTTTGTTGTAAGTGAAGGTCACAGAACTGTGCCTCAAATTTACAAAGATGGTGAGTTGTTTGTACAAGGCGGATTTCAAGGACTACAAAAACTTACAGAAGAAGAACTACGAACAAAGGCAGGTGTTTAATGTTAGTTAGTAATCAAACGCAGTACAGCAAAGGTGACTTGGTTAGTTTTAAATTAGCCAACGGTGACGAAATCGTGGCAGAAATTGTAGACAGTACAACGTTCGGATGGACTATTAAAAAGCCTTGCGTAGTAGTGCCCAGTCAGCAGGGCATTGGTTTAATGCAGGCATTGTTTACAGGCAAGGTAGATGCCAACATGGATCTCAGCAAAAACAGTGTGTTGCTACACGCAGAAACTGTAGCAGAACTGCACAGCCACTACTGGAAAACTACCACAGGGTTTGAACTAGCACCTAAAGCCAGTATTGCCAAATAGACAGTTTTAAGAGCCATAAATACCGTATAAGGTTAATTTATGCCAGGAATAGCAAGAGTTGGTGATACATATGGACCAGGAGGAGTACTTACTTCTCCCGTCAGTCCCAATGTCATTGTGAATGGTAGACCAGTTGCACTTAACGCAGTTGCCTACACACCTCACCCGTGCTGCGGTAAAATTGGTTGTCCTCCAACACACTGTGGCGGCACAGTACCAGGAATGCAAGCATTGGGATTTCAAGTTTTTGTTAATGGAGTCCCGCCTGTGCTTAAAGGTGATAATGGCATATGTGGACATGCTGTACGTACTGCTAGTGGTGACGTAAAAGTTGGTACCGGCGACGGCTTTGCAGAAAATCCAGATTTTGGCACATTTGATACATTATTAGAGCCAGAACTGGCTTTTGATGGCATAACAAACTTTGATTTTGGATAATATAGTATGGCAGAACCAAGTGCAGTATATCAAGGTAACACACCCTCATTAGAAAGCGGTGGACTTAATGCTCTACAGTTATCATTGGCCAACTTTATGGCTATTGGCAATCCTCCTCCGTTTGCAGTAAACGATGCTTTTATGCAGACAATGAAAACGTTTAGTGACTCGGGTGTATTGAGTCCATTTACACTAGATCCAGTAACGGGCCTGCCTAGAATCCCAGACTTAAATTATAGCATTAGTGATGGCATCGCTTATGTTGCCCGAGGTGATGATATGTATTTGTTACGTCGAGCACAAGACTGCGGCCCAGACGAAAACAGATTAGAAGAGATTTATTTAGGACGTAGGCCTGATGTTGCTGAGGGTACTTGGGCGTTTTACGGGCAAGTTGTTGGCGGAACTGTTTCCAGTGGTGCAAACGATGGTTCGTGGGGCGGCGAGGCAACAGTTACAAACGTTGTTAGCCTGGGTTATGTTGACGTAAACGTGGCTGACTTCTCACTCGGGTTCAATCCTTATTCTGATAGCTCGACGAGCGGTGGCAGTACAGGTAGTTTTGGCGCTACATCAGTAAACGGCGGCACAGATCCAAATGATCCTAAGTATGTCTGTACTGCAATGTGTCGTACTTATGGCTTCGGTGAGTTTAGAACTAAGATATGGTTAGCATGGAGTCGTAAACATCTCAATGACTATCACCAAATTGGTTATCATACTTTATTCCTCCCAATGGTAAACTATGCTTACTACTCTGGTACAGACAGCGTAGGTAAAAAAGCAGTTAGAGCCACATTAGAATTCTTGATGCGCCACAGAACAGCAGACCTGCGTGCAAGACTCAGGGGCAATTCAGTAAAACGTGACACCATTGGCAGAATTTGGAACGCTATCTTCGAACCTTTAATTTATATTACAGGTAAGATAAAAGGACGCAAGTAAATGGCTGGGATTTTTAACATTAACTTAGCCCGTGATGGTGCTTACAACGTAAACGGCAATTACTACAGTAGAGAAAAGTTAATTTATCCTACGCCACGAAAGTTATGGTACAACTACAATGCTTTGGCCATACTGGCCTATATTACTGAAGCAGAATATGATTTAATCGTTGCAAACTTTCCTGGCTACGTTTATCCTCCACAACAAGTTGGTTATTCGAGAATAGAAAATTTTAATAATTTTCAAAAAGCAGATCAACCACAGCCAAACATCGACACCGAACAGGGTGAAATTACTGTATTACAACAACAAACAGATTACTTATTGAATCGACAAAACCAAGGAATTGACTTCATCGGCCCGATACTGCCTAATCCTCCTTTGTTTAGAAGGACACAGGATCCAGAAGTTAGCGGCGCTCCTTACTATTACATAGATAAAAATCCTGGTTCTCCCGTACACAAATTAGTTTATATTACCTACGAAGCACAACAATTCTTAATTCAAACAGACTATTACAATATCAATTTGGCAACCCTTAATTACTACGGTCCTTTTGGTATTCCTATGTATTATGATGATGGCACGGACGGTGTAAACGGTCCACCAGGTAGTGGTATAACTGGCTCATCTCCAAGCGTTAGTGGCGAGTCATGCCCGCCTGGAAGTTTTAGCGTCAACGGTGGTTATTGTGCCCCAGGAGTATTTGACAGTTCCGGACAAGTAGTCACTGACGGTCAAGGAAACCCTGTCACAGTTGGAGGCGGCGGCTTTAGTTTCGCTGGAGGTGCTTCGGGTTACGACGCCGGCCAAAGACTAACTGGTTTTTCTGTGTTTTCTGGTAGCGGTGTATATGACGGTTCACTGAGTGCTCAAGGTAATATGGTTGCCATGCAGTTAAATGAAGGAAAATATCAGACTGAAGTACAAGGCAGATATCTTGTTGCTAAACCTTATCACCAAGGATATTTTAAAACTTATTATAGAGATCCTGCTGCTGATATTTTTGGTGCAAACACACAGATGCCTGCGCTAACAGGTGTCATGCCGGAAAAATACTCAGATGTGCCTGGCAATGCAGTATACTATACAGATCTGCAACTATATAGAATGAGTGGTAGCAACCAGTGGGATCAGTTTTATTTCATAAACACATTTGGTCAGATTGTAGGCTGGGTATTACAATGCAATAATTATCTTGAAGCACTTAAAAAAGCAGAAGATACTAATTTGGCTTACTACGGTGCAGACAGTTTTCAAGTCCTGACTACACAGGGATTTAGTAGGTACCAAACGGGAACTGCACTTGTTCAGGCATTTAGGAATTTGGGGACAATGGCCAGTCTGATAACAGCAAAAAACAGTGTTGGCCAACCTTATTTTGGAACTGCAAATGCAGTTGCAGAAGTTCTAATAGATAATGGCCTTGGGTATATCAACAACCTAAGTACAAACATATATGCTGCAGGTGTAAATTTCGATGACATAGGTAACACTCTTTATACCGACTTTATAACAGATCAGTTAAGGCAGATAACAAACGCCGCAGACCTACAGACTATTCAAGAAGTGCTGCAGAGTAACATTCCTAATATTGCCAACCCTCTTGATTATACAAGAATAGATAGGGCCAGCGGATTACCCAATGACAGTGAATTTACAGACTTTCAGGCAGTGGGCCAAGACTTTGTAAATCGTGCGCCAAATCTCACACTGACCAACGGCATAGATATTGCAAACTTGATTGATAAAATTCAAAGCGGTGTAACTCAAAGCGTAGAAGACTTGGCAGGAACTGACACATTGCTAACCCAGGCGCAAATTGATAGTTTAAGAAGTTTCTTACCATTTGGCGCAAATAACGAACCCATTACAATGCTAAATGTTATTGGTATGTCAAGTGGCTATCAAAACGTGATTATGTCAGAAGTAAATGATGGCATTGCTCAATTGTTTGCAACAAGTTATGGACCACAGATCAGAGATACTTTTACAGAAATCAGTAGATTGAGTGCAAGGCTACCATTAACCACTGCTGAATTTAGTCAAAGTGCGGCAACTTGGGATACACAATTAGAAAACAAGAAAAACGATTACTATACTTTAATCAACACAATCATGGCAGATACTACAGGAAACATTCCTGCTATTGTAGATCAGATTAATTCAAATTGGGATAAGTTTACCAGTAACTTGTACTACGAGTTTAAAAATTATGCTAAAGCCAACATTACAGCCGGCAACTTTGGTGACAATCAAACTGTGTTTAGTTTTGTCCAAAGCATGCCAGGTTATGCAGCAGACCAAGCTAACATTGCTACAGACTACATGTTGTATGGGTTAACTCAGGACAATACGGGCGGTGAAGTAGCAAGAACAGTTTTGGATACTGGCAAAAACGACGACTTTTTACAGCAGGCTGGTGTAACCATAAACAGCACATTGTAACAAAACTGCCAAAAAACTTGTAAAAACCCAATAAATTCAATAAAATACACGCAGTTTTTACAGTTCTGTATGTAGTTTATTGCTTTGAACACTCAAGGTATATAAGTTACTACTCAAAAAGAAGGAGTAAGAATATGACAACAAGAGCAACCGAAGTTGCCGGTTCAGCATTTTTTTATCTTTTCAAATTGGCAATGTTTACTGCATTGGCAATTGTGACTGGCATAGTAATTGCTGACTATACACAAAAACAGTTCGACGAACACGGAGCAAGTCTATTAGCCAGCGCCGACTTTACACCCAGCCTGGCTGAAAAAGATAGACAGTTAAGATGTTTGGCACGCAACATTTATTTTGAAGGTGCCAACGAACCTGTGGAAGGCAAAATTGCCATTGCACAAGTAACCATGAATCGTGTGGCACATGAAAACTTCCCTAATGATGTTTGCAGTGTGGTGCATCAAAAATTCAAAGTGGCGGGAAAATATGTTTGTCAATTTAGTTGGGTCTGTGTGACCAAACACAAACCAAAACACATAGACAATCCGCAGTATACAGAAAGCCTACAGATAGCCAAACGTGTGTTCTATGAAAACTATAGACTACCAGGACTGACTGAAGCACTCTACTACCATGCTACTTATGTGCGACCAAATTGGCGTAGGTGGAAAACTAAACTTACTAAAATTGGTTTACACATCTTTTACAAAGAACGTGAAGCATAATGTTTACTGAAGAGCAAAAACAACGGATCCAAGAATTTGTAAACAAAGTCGGTGCATGGCCCGTATGGTCTATGTTACGACATGCCATTGGAGAAAGTTTTGGCTGGGTTGCAATTTTAGTTTTACATAGTGCAACCATACCAAACTTGCTGGCTTACAAAGAAGGCTTAATCGAACAGCCCATGGACTTTGATGTTGTTGTGTTTATTTGGTCTTCTTTAGTACTAATGTTCATAAAAGGTTTGGTCAACCGAGAATGGTTAAAT